GTTGTCGTGTGTAATATTGGAATCGCAGGATGGAGTTCACAATCGGATATGTCATAAAACTTGTTATACGATACTTCATCAGGTGTTGCCGCTATAAATGTCGCAACAGCGAGCATTTTCCCTTCTTTGATGAACCATAACAGGTCACCAGGACTACCGTTCGCACGTAACTCACCCATATCATCTGGGCTATGTTCTGACTTGTTAGGAACCTCGGTTACTTGTATTATCCAATTTGCGCCAATCAGGTTTTTGATTGTCATTTTGTTGTTGTTTTGTTATTATGTATAAAAAATAGTATTTGAAATTGCTTTCAATTTTTTTGTTAAATGAAATGAATTGTTAATGATTTTTACCAAACTTTATAAATTTCTGTAATCATCCACTCCCTAACTGTATCGGGTTGGTTTCTCAAATTCATAAGTAAATAATAATCCGTTTTGGTTTTGTATGTTTTGAGAGTAGACGTAGGACTTTCGTTTATAAATTTCCATAAATTTTCCATAAATTTTTTTGGTTTAACTGATACAAAATTTTTTCGTTCGGTTTCGCAAATATCACTTGTTATTTTGTCCAATTCATCTTGAAAATTATTCTTGAATGAAAATCTTTGTTGGTTCGCACAAAATTCTAGAATCTCTTCATATTCTTCTTCTTCTTGCCATCCTTGCATTTCTTCGATTAACGCATACGAATCTGTAAAATTATTAATTTGTTCCATTTCTTTAGTCTGTTAAATTGTATAATACAAATAAAAATGATTTCAATTTTTTTTGAATCATAAATATAGAATAATAAATATTACCAGTATTTATTATTTTTTCAAATCATCCCATCATAAACCCCTAGTTTTTCATCAAGTTCGAAATAAATTTCTGTTTCATTTCACTGAAAACAGTAATAGAGTCCTTGATACATTCCTGCAAGTGTCCATATACTGTAGATTTGTCAACCGCTTGACTATAAGCGACCCTTATAATACTTTCGCTGTCATGCGGATGCATTTTCTTAAATCCACAATAGGTGAGAACCTGTGTCTCGTAGTACTTTGAATACAGGAAATACTCAATCGTTTTCCCAATCGTGTAGTCCTCATTTTCAAGGATAATATCATAACAATTTTCCATAGTATTTTGCGAAGTGATGACTTTCAATTTATCATTCACAATCAATGTATCCATGTAAATCAGTTTTTTAATTAATATATCACATGCCTTATCTAACAGTTCATTATTGGTGAAGACCCCAACGGTTTGTAACGCAAAATCAAAACTGTCTGGTTTGAATACTCTTAGCCCATCCAATAACTTCCAATTCTTTGCCTCAAATTCAATTTGATCTTGGGTTTTACCTTCATTCTTCCAATCTTGTTTTTTCTTATCCAATACATTGTTCATCTCTACATCATCAACTGTATTTCCATACGCACAGGTAGACGCCACCGTGAACATCCCATCCTCTTTGCCAGTCCCAATAGAGAATTCACATGTCAATTGTATTTTATCTCCTGGTATTTCATCTGATATTTTGGGACGAAGTCTTACAAAATCAATGTGATATCCATATTCATTAGCTGGGAATATTTCTTTGTTATCAATTAATTTACCTGAACTCAAGTCCTTTACAGTGAAATCTTTGGTGGTAACAATTATTGTTGTGTCGGTATTATTTTCTACATTTAACTCCATTATATAATTTTTATATGGGAAATTTTCCAAATCGTTAATATGAATTGGAATACAACTCAGTCTCTGTTTCAATAACTCATTATTTAGGCGAGTTGTATTTACTGTTATATTCGCTTTATTTTCTGTGTGGGGTGTTGTTCTAAACACGACAGTTTCAATGTCGGATAATATAGTCCTGCGAACAGCGTTTGCTAAACTCACATTTACACCGCTAAGAGTAAATTTGAGTATATCTTTATCATGTGAAATCAAATTAACTTGAGGAGTCATATTATCTAACAATACTTTATATTTATGTTTAAATTAAAAATCAAAATTAAAATCAATTTTTTTTTAAATAAAAAACTAGTTAAAATGAGTTAAAAATTAGTTCTGGTATACTTCAAATGGGATCTATTTTATATTATAGTAATTTTTGCGAGCATTCCAAGAAATTGTTGCAAACATTCTCGAAGACCAACATTCAAAAAGACGTACATTTTATATGTATTGATAAAAGAGTTAAGGATTCCAATAACAAAATGTTCATTGTCCTTGAAAATGGGCAGAGAATAATAATGCCTGAAAATGTGAACAGAGTGCCAGCCCTGCTTTTATTGAACCAAGGATTTAAGGTTCTTTACGGCGAATCTATTTTGCAACATTTTAGGCCAAAACAGGAAGAAAATGTCCGTAAAGCCACTCAAAACAATATAGAACCAATGGCCTTTGCTTTTGGTAGCGGAGGCTTTAGCGATATAACGTCCGACCAATATAGTTTCCTCGACATGGATTCCGAAGCATTGAAGGCTACAGGTAATGGTGGTATGAGGCAAATGCACAATTATGTTGATCTAAATTTTAACGATCAAATAAGCACACCAGCAGATGAAACTGAATACAAAAAGGCTGCTAAAATCCCAGAAGGGTTGACAGTTGAACAATTACAGCAGCAGCGGGACAGCGATATACAGAAAATAAGGCCTCCGCATGGAACCAACATAATATAATAATTTATGCAATCAAAATTGTATTTAAATATAATTAAAAACTAATTTAAAAATAAAAATAAGATATAGGTAAAACAATGTCTTCCAATATTTTATCAGCGTTTAACGATCATTTTATTGAATTTGTCAATGATGTTCAGAAGGTCTTTCCAGATGACCAAGATGTTCTGGTAGCCAAGAATTCGCTAATTGCGATACGAAAAGCAAACCCCAAAATGATTGTGAAAATGTGGAATGTATTCATTGTTGGCAAATACAAGTCGCAAATTGAGAGTGGTGACATTAGTTTTTTTATCGATAAGGATTATTCTACGGACTTGGAAAATGCGCAAAACGCCAACCACATAATTGAGGCGATAAATAGGTTGAGGGAACCTATTAAGATGATGAATCCATCCGAACAAGCAAAAACAATGAAATATATACAGAATCTGACCAAATTGGCAACTATGTGCGAAGCCTAAGAGAAGCCTGTATGTAGGTAGGAGAAGATCTCATACACCATGTCATCAGGTAATTCGAGTTTGTTTCGATATATGAATTCCATCTTGATACAATTGGATACAAACGCATCTAAGTAAATGAATTGTTTCACAACATCATCCACAATATGTCGTGGCGTCCATTCGCCATTACATAACAATGTTTTATAGTATATGCATTCTTCCTTATCTTTCATCATGGTGATATATTTATTGATATACGGTAGATTGCGTTGAATATTTGTGTATCGTTCATAATTCCATGTTCGTCTAACGGTGTCTACAAATAATGGTGGGTTAAATGGATAAAACTCATCCAAAACGACATTAATTTTACCAAATTTATAATTCAAAACAACAACTTTTGTGTTTGATTCGATAATTTCTTCGCCAAACTCCGCTTGAATACGTCGTTTAAAATTTTTCATCATAAACATATATTAATTATATAAATATATTACCTATATAACAAAAAAAACTCTAACTAATTTCATAATATATTTTGGAAATATATTTTGGAAATATATTTTGGAAATATATTTTGGAAATATATTGTGGAAACATTTTGATATAAATAAATAATTTTATATCAAACATACATGACAGAAGAAATAAACGAAGAGTTCAAGAAAGTTATCAGGGACTTTATTGGTGATTTGAAGCAGACGTTCCCGGAATATCAGCCATTGATTAGCAAGTGGTGGAAAGATAAGTCTAAGTTCGCCGACATTGAGAACGAAGAAGACCGAAATCAAGCCTTCAAGAAGGCAGAGGATAACAGTCTTAAATTTCTATTTGGATTTTGTAAGAAAAAGCTTCCACCACGGTTTTTTGATATTTTGTACCAAAACGAAGATATGTTCAAGGAAGATTCAGCCGTGGATACCGAGTTTCTTCCTCATATTCATTTCAAGGATTTGTGGGTTTTTGATATTACTCAAAAGACCCGGGATATTATATGGAAATATTTACAATTGATCTTGTTCTCAATTGTAGGAACATTAGATAACAAGGAGGTTTTCGGTGACACTGCTAAACTCTTTGAAAGCATAAACCAAGATGATTTTAAATCAAAGTTGGAGGAAACGTTGTCAAAGATGCAAGGATTGTTCGAAAATATGGGATCCAGTGGTGAAAGTGCAACTGAAGGTGCGACTAATGCTGTTCCAAATATACCAAATGCAAATGATATTCATGATCATATATCCGGAATGTTAGATGGAAAGTTGGGCAAACTTGCCAAAGAGATTGCTGAGGAAACCGCAGCCGATTTGAATATGGATATGGACAATGTTACTGACATGAATGGAGTGTTTAGTAAACTGATTAAGAATCCAACCAAGTTGATGGGTTTAGTAAAAAATGTAGGGGACAAGATCGATGGTAAGATAAAATCTGGAGAGCTAAAAGAGAGTGAACTTATAAGCGAGGCTACGGATATAATGAACAAGATGAAGAACATGCCTGGAATGGGAGACATTCAATCAATGTTGAGTAAGATGGGGATGAACCCAGGCGGGGGGAAGTTAAATATGAATGCGATGGAGTCTAACTTGAACCAAAAACTGAAAACCGCAAAAACTAAGGAACGTATGAAGGCCAAAGCAGAAGAGAATCGTTTGAATAGGGAGAAAATGAGTCAAGAAAATGTAGTTCATGAAAATTTAGCAAATCCATCATTGGATGAAAAGTTGATTTCTCTTTTTAATACCGAAGAGAAGGCTGAGCGAACTCCGAGGGGGGCAGTGCCAAAGAAGAAAAAGAAGGGGAAGAAGTAAAACCACTTTTTTCATGAAGTAAGGAAAAGTGTTGCAAAATCAGCATTCTATTTTGATCCGCTTTTCCATCCCGAAGGGAAAGCGGAAACTCAGTAATACACCGTGAAAAAAGTTGATGTGGGGGGATTTTGTTATACTTTTTCTAAAAGTATATAATATATGTCAGCATCTCTTTCTTCTTCAACAACAAGTTCTTCATCTACAAGTTCTTCAACAACAAGTTCTTCAAATGAGGAATCAGCCGCCTTTAACAAATACTTGAGCGAATACTATAAATTGAAGAGTAAATACGATGAAGTCAACAAAAAGGCAAGAAGCAAAATAGTGAATAATGCAGGTTTAGATATGAAAGAGAAGCGAAAAGAGATCCAAAAATTGGTTCCGCAATGCATTCTTTGTAAACAACCAGGAGGAACTACTTTCTCAAATAAATTCGACAAAACAACAAACACTAGAATATTAAGCGCACGTTGTGGAAACCTAGCAACCCCATGTAATCTTAATATAAAACTAAACACAGGAAAATTTGGGTTGTATCCAGACGGTATTACCGAGATAGAGAAACTAAACAATGATTTGAAAAATATGATAATAGATGACAAAAATAAATTATTGTTTGGTTATGTGACAACCGAGGATGTTCTTAACAATTTTGAAACGATTAAATCGTATATAACAACAAATACAGTAGAACTTGAAATTTATATAAGAGAATATTACAACATAATAGATAACGTTAATGACAAAAAAAGGCTCAAGGAGATGACAGAATCATATTTTTCCAAAATAAAAAATATAAAAACGTGTATTGAGAGTTTCAACGAAGAAGACAATCAACAGTTTGTTTTTGATGCGGTTGAGATCTACGTGAAGGAGTTAGTTCCTTTATTAAAGGAGATTATGAATCTCAAGTATAAGAATAATATGGTCTGGTTCGATCAAGACACAAACGTATATCATTTGATACAGGAAAAATATAGTATAAAGGAAATGGAGATAGATACGTTTGGTACCGAAGTTATTAATTTTGATACAACTTTGGAAATTAAGGGGAGGAAAGACGAAGAAATGGATAGAAATGACAACTGGGACTAAAAAATAATCATCTATTATTGTATATGATATTTAATTACATTTCATTACCTGTTTTTTTAATAAGTTTCGCTATTGGAATGTTATTCATTTATATTTTGGGGCCAGATATGAAGACTATATATGTTTATCCGAGCCCAGATAATGTGGACAAAGTATTATTCAAAGACCAAGCGGACAATTGTTTTTATTTTCAACCAGTTGAAGTTGAATGTCCAAAAGATAAATCGAAGATCAGTAAGACACCAATCCAAACCAACATTTGAATCCACTTTTAGAAAAAGTGGAGCAAAATCCCCCATCCACTTTCTATCCCGAAGGGAAATCAGAAACTTCGTAAAAATGTTGGGGGATTTGGCGCAACCTTTTACACCTTTGCGCATTGAAAATGCGCAATCGGCATCATCTTCGTCACTCATAACAGCCCCCGAAGGGGGCGTTTTGAATGAGCGAAGGTGTATAACTTCGTAAAAAATGTTGAAATTTTGCTCCACTTTTTATAAAAGTGGATATATATGGTAGAATTCGGAAAATTTGTTCATACTCAAACAGGTAAACAAATAATGTCAATTTTATTGGGGTTTGGTCTAGCCTCTTTATTTAGAACAGTTTGTAAAGAAAAGAATTGTATAATCTTTCATGCTCCGCCGTTAGATGATATAAAAGATAAAATTTATAGTTATGATAACAAATGTTATAAATATGTGGCTACGCAAACAAAATGCGCAGCTAATAAGAAAATAATAGGTTTTTGAACCTTTAGTAACTGTGTAGAAATATATTATAATAATTTGCGTAATTATTATAATCCATCATTCTTTGCAGTGTGTATATGGGCGATTCGACAAGTATTATGGACCTACCAACGGACCCTGTTGGCGGAGGAAACATCAGCAATAATATATCATTAAAGGCAAGTGAGTCACAGGCAACAATGAATTTAGACCAATCGACAATCAATCAAATTGTAAACAGCCTTCAACAAGCAAGCGCTTCAGGATCGACGTTGTTGCCTTCACGAGACATACCAATGAATACAAATAATATAAGCACTGATGCTCAAATACAGCCAAATTATGTTCCAACCTACGAAAGAAATGTAGATTACATAAGGAATTACGAACAGACGAATGACATTATAGATGATTACAACCGAAATGCCAAAAGAAGTGATTCACTTGATGATATGTACAGTGAATTACAAGCCCCGATTTTGTTGGCAGTATTGTATTTTTTGTTTCAACTCCCAATCTTCCGGCGGTATTTATTCAATTACTTTCCAATCTTGTTTTCGAATGACGGTAATTTAAACATAAACGGGTTTGTGTTTAATAGCGTATTGTTTGGTCTATTGTTTTATTTGATAAATAAGATGACAATGTATACAAATATGTTTTAGAATCTATATACAATATAGACCATTGTATTTTAAGGTATTTTTGTATCATTTTTCTCTTTGGTCTGTGTAAGTCAAATGATAACTGAATACGTGAACAAACTAATAGAAAATCTGCCAGACGACGTTAAGAATAGATCGACGCCCCTGAAGATTGACTTAGTTTTAGACGGAGGAGCCTTCAACGGAAGTTACTTGATAGGAGCGCTATATTTTTTGAAGGAAATGGAGAAACGCAAATATGTGACTGTTGATAGAATTTCGGGTTGTAGTATAGGATCAGTCGTAGGTCTGTTGTACATTATTGATTCTCTCGACATAATGGCAAATTTATATGATGTTATGTTCCAGGAAATAAAAACTACATATCATTTCAATGCTATAAAACAGCTAAAGACCATATTAGGAGACAAAATACCAGAAGATGTGTGTAACAGAACAAATAATAGATTATTCATTACCTATAATAATATAAAAAAGGGGACAAAACCTGTGAAAAATGTATATCGAGACATAAATGATTTAATTAACACAATAATAAGATCATGTTTCATTCCATTTGTAATAGATGGTAATATTTTGTATGAAGACAGTCACATCGACGGCATAAACCCATTTATATTTGACAGCGAACCAGATAAAAAGATTTTATATTTGAATTTGTTGGGGATCAATAAGTTAGGCCATATTTGGAACGTAAAAAACGAAAAGACAAATTATCACAGATTGATGACTGGTTTGCTGGATATTCACAGTTTCTACATAAAGCAGACGAATACTGAAATGTGTAGCTACGTGGAAGACTGGTCAATGACTAGAAAATATTCAACATATTTAAAATTGTTGATAGAAAGAGTTATTATATATATAGTTTGCTTTTTAGTATATATAAAAAAGAATATCTCGAAGGACATCGAGAGAAGTTTAATGTGTAAAATAATAACAAGAGTAATAAAAGACATTTACATTATTTTACTGGAAACATATTGCTTATGATTACTTACTATTGCGTGTTTTTGTTCCAATTAAACCAAAAAATGATTTTTGTGTCTTTGCTTTGTTTTTCTTTGCCTTGTTTTTCTTAGCCTTGGTCTTCCCTTCTTTAGTCTTCTTAATTGGTTTGCGCAGTTTATTTACAGATAGTGCTTTATTTTCAGTGGATGAAGGTTTGTAATTCAAGAACCACTCGTCATATTCGTTTGTCCCTCGTTTGTCCTTTAACACCTTATACATCTCAGCTTTATGTGCTCGCATCTCCTCAACCGACTCTTGATGGCCGTAGCAGGTAATGCTAAACCTCCGCAACAATCCTTTTTGTTCAAGACGATTGCGCTGTTGTACCTCAAATAGAAATTTTGACATACAAACGATACGGTCCGAGAAATCGTTGTAGTAAGGTCTGTCGGCGTACAGGAAGGCAAGGAAAAAACTCAACATGGTATCTATCGTAGCAACCTTTACAGGCTGACCTTTAATATTGATCACATTGTAACTGTGACAAGCAACCGGTTTGTATATGAACGCAATTGTGTCATCTCCTATCTTTATTTCGTAGTGTTCTGGAATTATTTCCCCAATTGGTTTCCGTTTTATGACTTTTACATTAGTGACATCAATATCTCTCAATCGCTCTTTTACAATCTCGCAAGTTGTTTCTGGATCGTTCGAGAGAACCTCGAAATCGGCAATATGTTGTATACGTTTTTGTAGGTTGCGTGGCATATACTTGGAATATAGAGATATTGCGTAACCTCCAAAAAAGACAACTCCTTGGTTGACGAGAGTGTTCCTGACAATTTCGAATATTTCTTCTTCTTTTGATGGGTCTGACATTTCTCTCTGGTAATCGAGTTGACTACAGTTAGTAGAGGTAAGTGGATAATATTTGTTTAACAAGGTTAGTCGTTTAAACACTTTCTCAAAACGATCAATTTGACCAGCCGGTCTCGACAACTCTAGATACATTGACATTTTAAGGAAGTTCGGCGGACAGTACAAAATCCCTTTTATGCGAATAGAGTCTTTCTTGATAGCGTTGAAAAGTTCTTTTGGAATATAAGTCAGATCGGCAACTCCCAGGAAATTACAAAAAACCTTGAAGGTTCCTTGATGGCTCCCCGCTTTAGCTTCAACTTCCGTATAACCTCGCTCAACATAAAGGTCGGCAAGCTCTTTGGCGTCTTCTAAGGCATTTGGTGTGAAGAAATCGTAATCGCTTAACTCAATATCTTTATTGTATATTTTGTCTTGTTCTGGGAGAAGAGCATCGATTGCTACGCCGCCATAACAAATAAGATTCTTCTTTTTGATGAAATCCTCGACTATTTGGATCATATCTTGAACCTCGGGAGTGTTAACCAAACGCTTACCCATTTTATTTTCAGCTAAATCAATAGCAGTCCGAAGAATAGCTAACTCGCATTCTTGGAATGTTAATGATTTATCACACGTTGTTTTGTTTTTCATATACTATACTTTTAGAAAATATACTTTTCCACTATACCTTTAGAAAAGGTATAGCCAAAATATACTTTTAGAAAAGGTATATTTTGAAAAAGTGGATATATGTTTTGCTCCACTTTTTAAAAAGTGGATGATGTTTTGTTCCATTTTTTTATGGTGATTATATAATGGATAATGATTACGACAGGCCGGGCACTCCAGATTACCCGCCACCTTTAGAAGAAGATGAACAACAACGGGGTGATGCGCCTGCTGATGATCCTGATGCTCCTGATGCTGCTGATGCTGCTGCTGCTGATGATGCACTACAACAAGGCATTGCATTTCAAATACATAATAAATACAAGGAAATACCTGCAGCTAAAGTTTATAATTTTCTAACAATCAAAGATCCAACTGATTATTCAAATACAAACAATATAGTAGATTTCATAAGACCCAAACTATTGAATATGGTGTCATATTACGATACACCACAAATAAACGATACACAAAAACTAATTGATATTTTGGAAAAACTCAACAATTCGACAACAGTTCGTGACGACAATACAAACAAAATTTTTATTGGTAAAATTGTTACTTTTGTCAATACATTGCCAAGGGATTTCCAAATTCAATTTATTCAAGGTTTTATAAACGAATGTTCAACCGCATACGGGAATGTCGACGTTTATAATCCGGAAAACATAAGTTGCCCCAAAGGAATAGTGGAACGATTTATTACGATACTTGGGAATACCGCAAGGAATATATGTATATTGGATAAAACGAATTGTATTACAGAATATAAGGATATTATGGAAACATTCGTAAAACAGGCTCCTGAAATAGATATACCGAGTTTATTTGAAGAATGGTCCCAAAGGTTGGAGACGCTTGATCCACGTTTAGATGCCAAAAGAGATTTTATAAATTTTGTAGGTAAAAACAAAATGACATTTGAACAAAAAGTTGATGCTGCTGCTAAATACAACTCTGTAAACCAATATATAGAGACTATGTTAGAAAAAGAACCATTATATGAATCATATTACAAATATGTGTTTGAAAATAAACAGCTCGGAGGTAAACGAATACTTCGTCGAACGACGATCAATAAACGTAACCCAAAAACCAAACCAAAAACCAAAACCAAACCCAAACCCAAACCCAAACTAAAAACCAAAAAAAGATTCAAAAACAAAACTAAATCGATAAAGAGAAATAGCAAGAAACGTAAATAAACGTTTGTTTTTTATTTGCTAAAAATGCAGCAAATAAAAAATGATAACTTATAACTCTGTGTATTGATCTAGATATCAAAGCTGTAGAAATCTGTAGTAATGTTTCGTGTAGCATATGACAAAGCTGGATCCTGTGGTTTGGGTTTTTCAATTGTAACTGGCTTATTTCGTAATTCCTCAGGCTTCAAACAAAATGCGTATCCGCACCGATCGAAGAATTGCGCATTTTCTTCCAAATTGTTATCTACATATTGGTATCGCATTGCAATCATTTGACAACCCATTGCTCTTGACAAAATACCCGATGGATTCTCAGGATTTACCCCCTTGTCTGGTAACACAATTGTCATACCTGTTTTGTTAAATGTTGTAAGTTCGTTTAGGTCACTGATGTTTTTCACGTCGTAATAAGGGTATGCTCTCATGAAAACCGAATTGCTTGTTAAGTTAACAAACTCCATGAAATCCTGGTTTTCCAAAAACGCATTATTGTTCTTGTCAACAACTAATATGATTTTGTTTTGGAAACTGGTCAATGGTAGAGCGCCAATATTTCGTCCTGTGTTTTCATAACTGTAAGAACCACCAAGCATATAATTGCTATATGATTTAAATATATTGGCTAAATTTGTATACATTTGTTGGTTGTTTGATTTTATTCTAAGATGAATAATCAAAGGATCACTTTGATTAGGACAAGTCAAACTAGATGCACTTGAAGTTGTTCCCGGACTACCCATACCATAATCATGTATAGTTTTCATAACACTTGCAAAATTTACACTATTGAACGTTTCTTTTACAAAAAAACTGTCAACTGTGCTTGTAGAAACAACTGGTTGATTATCTACGGAATATATTTCAAAATCTAGACAACGCACACCCTGTTTGATTACGGCTTTCAAGTTACATATATCAACCACATCGTTTTTATATGATCCGCCACTACATGCGTTGAATGCGGTTTTCACGTAATAGTCATATAAATTTCCACTCATGTCAGGTATGCCTGAACTAATTGGGCTTATATTCCCATTGACGTTGGGGTATAATTTATTTATGTAGTTACATTCACTTTTATTGAGCCTCGATATTGAGATTATGTATATTATTACAATTATTATAATAAGTAATACGATTGCTAAAATCATATAAGAAACAAAATCTTCTTTTAAATTCATTATTGAATTAAAAGCCTCTTTTACTTGTGTTGACATATTAATATATCGTATTATTTTTTATTCTGTAAATTACATAATTGAAAATTCAATTTAGAAACTATTGTAAGAACCAATTTAGATTTAAATAATAATATATAATAACATACAAATGGCAGGCGGGCTAATGAATTTAGTAAGCGAAGGTCAACAAAATATTATATTAAATGGTAATCCTAGTAAGACGTTTTGGAAGAGCACTTATCAAAAATACACCAATTTTGGGAAACAGAATTTTAGATTGGATTATGAAGGGACACCCCAACTAAGATTGAATGAAGAATCAACGTTTGTTTTTAAAGTGAAGCGATACGCCGATCTATTAATGGACTGTTATTTATCTGTGTCACTACCAAATATATGGTCACCTATACTACCCCCCAGGACCGTAGTCAATGCGGACGGTAGTACGACATATACTGATTGGCAACCATATGAATTCAAATGGATAGATAATTTGGGTGCTCAAATGATAAGCAATATAAGAATAACATGCGGGAACCAAACACTCCAGCAATATTCGGGTAAATATTTATTGTCTACGGTTCAGCGTGATTTTAGCGGTTCCAAGAAAACTTTGTTCAATGAGATGATCGGAAATGTGCCAGAATTGAATGACCCAGCCTCCGTAAATTCCGGTTCTTACCCAAATGCGTATTACACAGATAGTCCAGCTGGCGCACAACCTTCTATTAATGCAAGAATTTTGTATATTCCTTTAGGAGCATGGTTCAATTTGAAGACTCAAATGGCTTTTCCACTCGTAGCGCTCCAATACAATGAATTACATATTCACGTAACATTTAGACCAATCAATCAATTATTTAGAATTAGAGATGTCTACGACGTGGCAAATAATTTTCCATATGTCGCTCCTAATTTCAACCAATTTTATATGCAAATGTATCGTTTTTTACAGACCCCTCCTGACGTAAATCTTGGAATAGATTCATATGTTGATAACAGATCCATTTGGAATGTGGATATAAATCTAAATAGCACATACTGTTTTCTATCAAACGATGAATCTAGATTGTTTGCTAAGAATGAACAGAAATATATTTTCAAACAACCATATGAGAGAGTTTATTACAATGTGACAGGACAAAACAAGGCGGATTTGGATTCGTTGGGGTTAGTAAGCAGTTGGATGTTTTATTTTCAAAGATCAGATGTCAATTTGCGAAACGAATGGTCAAACTATACTAATTGGCCATATAACTACTTGCCTATTGGTGAAGTTCCAGCCCCTGAGTCTGGTGATTTTCCAAATCCGGAACCTCCAAACGTTCCACCAACTATAGGGCCTGGAACAAATCCAGACGGAAGTCCTTCGGGGCTTATGATCAGTGGAATATACAATCCTCAAAACATAAAGGAAATATTGGTCGGTCTTGGAATCTTGCTCGATGGACAATACAGAGAGAACATTTTACCTGCGGGGGTTTACAATTATATTGAAAAATACACACGAACTGCAGGAAATGCGCCTGAGGGATTATACTGTTATAATTTTTGTTTGAATACATCTCCTTACGACTTACAACCATCAGGAGCTATGAATATGAATAGATTCACCAATGTTCAATTTGAATTTACTACAATCACCCCACCATTAGATCCATTAGCGCAAGTGCTGACGATATGCGATCCTGATAGTGGTGAAATTGTAGGTATCAACAAACCAACATGGAGGATTTATACGTATAATTATGATTTATATGTGATGGAAGAGAGAATCAACGTGGTTACCTTCATTGGTGGAAACGCTGGATTGATGTATGCCACTTAGAGCTTTATTTTATTTTTTATTATTTTTATAAAAAATAATAATAATTTACTCCAAATAAGCATTCGAAGGTATAGGGCCTTCGTCAATAAATTCTCCCGTCAACGTATAACGATCCGGATATTTTGGCATATTCGGCAAATTTGGAATTTTGAACGTCTTATCGAACTCATTTTTGCTTTTGTCGAATGGCGACTTCCACACATTCACTCCAAAATCAGCCATTGCTGGTTTCTCGAATTTATTAGACGTTACCAATTTTGCTTGGGTTCCAATATCGGTCGTGAGTGAAGAATATGTCGGTGTGACACCAACTGTTAACTTTCCTGCATCATTTTCTCCTGAAATGTAGGCAGTTTGATCAGGAGTTAAAGGTGGTACATATGGTTGGCAACCTGGGCAATCGATATCAGCAAAACATTGTTGGCCAGTGATTGAGCAACGAGCCGTTGGCCCGCAAAAATTTTGGCAACTATAAGTTGTTGTTAATGGGAGATCGACGCTATGACTTGTTTTTGGGCTTCCGGTATCTCTCGCATAAAACCCTTCAATATAATTGTTTTGGATTAAATAGTTGATCCAATTAATTACTGCTACAAAAATTACAAAAGCAATTGATATAATTATATAACGGTTTTTTAACATATACTATTAGACAATATTTTTATTTAGCGATTCCATAAATTTTATATCATTTAAATATAAGTAATGTCAAGCACAACCGAAACTCCTGATCTAGATAAAAAAAAAGAGGATATGACAACAGATACCACTAAAAAAATAGGAAATATTAGTGGTTTTTTTAAATTGTTCATATTTTTAACCTTATTAGTTTTGCTATATTTTGGATCAAGTGGGTTAGTTTTATATGCGTGTAAGTTAAGTCAATCGAATATTTTACCAACCGATATGAATTGTTATCCATATACTAATGTAAATCCAACGATACAGAAAGTTTTCTCAAATATATTCACATCATCGCCTTTTGTAGAACCTCAAGTATCAATGAAGATTAATTTCCCATATGACGACGACAACAAGAAAAATGTGTTATTGGATATGCTGAGAGACTACAAGAATCAACCTACATCTAATTTTATAGCCAATTATTTTATAGCTATTATTGAAGGATTAGTTAGTTTCAACAATTCATCTTTCAATACTGTTTTGAATACAATGAATGCAAATCTACCTGAAATGGCAATTGTATTATTTGGTCCTCTGTTGATGGCATTTTTCACAAACGTAATACTCGTATTGGACAATATATATTTAATCTATTTATGGATTGCGAATTTTTCATGGTTTTTCAAGAGAAATGGGAATGATAAAGACGATCAACCACCAAGTTGGAAAACTGTGACTCTAAGCGAACCCGGTAGCTATCTATTTTCGTTCTGGTTAGTTTCGGTATTCGCAACGATTGGTATATTGTTGTTATTCTTTGCATTCCCTATTGTAGCTATATTACCTTTTGTCATACTCATGATAACTATATTTTCAGGGCTTGCGTATAAGGGAGAAATGACAGAAGGTAACAAAAATAATAAAGTGTCAGCACTATCAATTATTGGGGGGTTGATGAAATCCTACAAAGTTATGTTGATGTCAATTGTAAGCTTCATCGTAACAATTAGTGCATTTTCAAGGCTGGGTGTTGTAGAGGGTATTTGGTCAATAGTAATCATATTATTAATCTTCTGGGGTGTTTTGTCAATAGATATTTTCAAACCTGAGAACCAATCCTATTTATCGGCATTAGTAAGTAATGTCCAAGCAAAAAAATCCCAATGTAAATTGAAAGAAGAAGTCAAGAGTAATGGTTTTTTTTATAATTTAACACATCCACAATATTTATTCAAATCGCAGAACGGAGGCAAGAGACTAGTGAGCGAGCTTAAGAAATTAGGACAACATGTGCGAACACTACAATAAATGTCATAAAATCGTAATAATCATAAAATCGTAATAATCATAATTATTATTACAATTTAAAAAAATATAAACTATATATTTAATGTCGAATTTAATCTCAAATAAACCAGTAAAAAAGTTTAAAATATCAAAACATCCATTTGTCAGTATATGTACTCCAACATTTAACAGACGTCCATTTATCAAATATATGATAAAGTGCTTTGAACATCAAACTTATCCAAAAAACTCTATGGAGTGGATTATCATTGATGACGGGACGGATAAGATTGAAGATATGGTTGCACATATTCCCCAAGTAAAGTATTTTAAGTATGATGAGAAGATGACGTTGGGGAGAAAACGTAATTTGTCTCATGAAAAGAGTATAGGAGAAGTTATTGTTTATATGGATGACGATGATTATTACCCACCTGAAAGAGTAAGTCATGCGGTCGAAATGTTGAAGAGCCATCCAACCGCATTATGTGCTGGATCGAGTGAAATGCATATTTATTATAAACATATACAGAAAATATATAAATTTGGGCCATATTCTCCCACCCATGCCACTGCAGCAACATTTGCTTTTAAAAGAGATTTATTGAAATATACCAAGTACAATGAAACCGCTTGTTTGGCCGAAGAAAAGGATTTTTTGATAAATTATACAATCCCATTTGTTCAATTGGATACAACCAAGACTATTTTGGTCTTTTCACATGAGCACAATACATTTGATAAGACATTGGCCCTCAAGGATGCTCCTAATAGATTTGTAGTGCCGTCGGATAAAACAGTTGAAGATTTTATGAAAGAACCTGAATTAAAGGCCTTTTACCTGGAGGATATTGACAAATTATTGAAGATATACGAACCAGGTAAACTTGGTAATAAACCTGATGTTATGAAACAAATTGAGGAAATTCAAACCAAACGTTCCAATGATTTGATTGAAAGACAAACGAATTACTATAAATTAAATAATGATAATAAGGTAATTGAGTTAGAAGCGATCGTACAAAATTTGATTGCCGAGAATCAAGCGTTGAAGGAAAAAGTTAATTACCAAGATGATAAGATACGTGAATTGATCACTGATAAAATTAAAACCATTAAGGAGTCAAAATTTTTAGCTTGATTATGTTTTGTCAATAGCCATCTCCTTGGCAATCTTTTTTATGATCTTGTTCTCATTGTCGATTGTCTCATTGCCTGACCCACCAAAGGCCTCTATTTGTAGTTTTAGATAATGGTCAGAATGCTTGGAATAGTAATCATTGTAATCGGGATGTAGTTCCTTGTAAAGACTGAGATTCTTGCTGTTCTTGAATGCTACACGTTTGATGACTTTCCTAAGATTTTTATAATCACCTTCTTGTTTTTCCCAAATACCTTGCTCCTTCACATACATTGTTTCTCTCTTCAGGTCTGTACAGTGAACAGGTCGTTCATTTACTTTGAGAGCTTTCAAGTTCTTTATTATAATGCTGGAGATCCCGTCAACGAACCCAAGTTTGCCAACCAGTTCAAGATCAGACAATTGAAGTTTGACAGAATCTATAAAATCGTTAATATCCATAGCATCCTTACACGTCTCATTCAAAAAGACGTTGAGGTTGAAGGCTTTGTTATGAGAGTTTACAACATTATTATTCATAGTTCCGTTTTTACAAATCTCTAGAATTTGTGATTGAAGTTCATTATTCTGTTTCAATAAAGTTATTACTAATTCATTATTAATCAAATCATTAGGTTCTTTTTTTTTGTCGACCTCATGTTTTATGTTACATTTTTGTTTATGTTTCCATAAACCTGTCCGTTCCTTGTATTGTTTATTACACGTTGGACATATTAATAAAGGTGGGATTTTTTGGGAAAAAACAGTTGAATTTGTTGATAAATCGTTGAAATCATGTATATCTTTATGTTTAGATGTCAATAAATGTTTATTAAAATCCTTTTTGTTATTTGTTTTGATGTTACATAAATCACATGAATATTTTGGGATAATTTGGGATAAATCTGTTGACATTGTTGATATAATATACGAATATATTATTTTTCCTAAATATTAAATCATAAAATATAAAAAAATTATCGTCACAAAGTGAAAAATTTATTTTCGGGTCCCAGACGCTAATTTTTCATTATGCTCACAAACGTATGTTTTTCCAAGACTATTTTCCCAAACTCAAATTTGGACATTTATAAATGTCCAAAAACGGTTTTCCCAAAAAAGTCTTGGGAAAATTAAGATTACTTTTAATATAATAAATGGCCTAACCTACTTAAAGACTTTTGTCAATAGCCATCTCCTTTGCTCATTTCAAATACGTTGTTCGACAAAATATGAAAACGATTTAGAGTTATATGTTCAAATTAGTGTATGAAGGAGTATTTGGTGAAGCCGAAATTTGAACAGAATGTTAGTGAGCGTACGATATACACCAATTATGGGGGGAAGTTTTTCACGATTGAACGATACTATCGGACGGTAGATATCATTGTGAAATGCGATGAAGAGCCTTTTATCGACATAGATCTCGTCTTTGGTGAAAACCTCGTTGAATATTTGATCAATAAATATCCTGGTTGTGAAGTGGAATACAGCATATTTCATCGTAGTGGCATTGATTATCCGCTTGATATGCCAGAATATTTGAGAGAGAGAATGTTAGAGGATCCTTGTTATGATTTGACTAAAGATGGTTGGGATGTTGTCGAGACGGAACTGTGGGGGTATACTCATTTTTCAGTATCCACTTTTGAAAAAAGTGGAGCAAAAAGTGCAGCGACTTAAACAATTTATGTGTCCAAATACAGTGGAATTTTGCTCCATATTTCTTTACACATAAAATGCGGACGGCTCTAAATAATCAAATGTATAAATAGAATATGAGTAAAATTATCTATACTGATGCAATAAAATTATATTTGGGAGATGTATGTGACGCAAATGATGAAATAAATTTAAAAAAACAGAATATAAATACCATTATTTGTGTAGCAGAAGATGCGGATTGCTCTAAATTAAATAATTCAATGTTCACAATTCATAAATATAATTTACAGGACTCTTATGAATGTAATATATCACTTTATTTTGACGAAATATCTGATCTAATTCATAAACAGGACTGTGTTTTAGTGAATTGTGTAGCAGGCATAAGTAGATCAGCTTCTTTTGTTATTGCATATTTGATGAAATATTATGAAATGAACTTAGAAGATGCTTTCTTGTATGTCAGAAAAAGAAGAAACCGAATATGTCCCAATAAAAAATTTATGACATATTTGTATGAATATGAATTCAAATTGTATGGTGAAAATAGTCTTACATACGATGAATGTGTAAATTTATTTTATTATACGTAAACTAAGTGTTTACACCCTTGAAAGTCTAAAATGGAGGTTTTCACATCCAGTATAATTTATCTACATTTTCAATTTCTTGTATGAAGCACTTATTGTAAATGCTAATATAATTGTCACTTTCCACGCATCCATTGCTGGAATAAAACAAGTCATACGTTTCCACATCACTATAATCCCCAGTTTTTTTATATTTTTCAAACCATCCATGTCTTGCGACAGTATTTTTATTATATATATGCATAAGGCATCTGTATAATTTCACTTCGAATTTGGATTCATCAATTTCATTTGCTGTCAATAGACGTCTCATCGCATCTTTGACGTGTTTGTCTTGAATTATGTTGTCCCGAATTAATTGCCTCATTATAATTTGGGTCTGATGTAGTTGGTATATTGTTATTACGATACGCTGTTTATGTAAATCCGTAAATTTAGTTTCGTGAAAATACGTTTGTTTCAATAATGTCGTAATTAATTCTGAGCTCTTTTGGTAAGCTGCTACGACATATAAATTTCGACCTTTGTTATATCCGGTATTCGCAATTTTGTTATCAGTATTCGCAATTTTGTGATACATTTGTGGAAATTCGCTGTTTATATACTTGAATAATTTGTATGAGGTATGTAAGCTCAAATCTGCAACATCCGTGATTGATTGACTGATTACTTTGAATTCCTCGAATGTAACACTAGTGTATCTTTTTCCATTTCTTAATTGCATTTTGGTAAATTTAGTAATTTTAGTTTTATTGTAAATAATCGTATAAATGAATATTTACAATCAATTTTTTTTATAATTTTAAAGACTTTTGTCAATCGCCATCTCCTTGGCAATCTTTTTTATGATCTTGTTCTCATTGTCAATAGTCTCATTGCCTGACCCACCAAAGGCCTCAATTTGTAATTTTAGATAATGGTCGGAATGCTTGGAATAGTAGTCATTGTAATCGGGGTGTAATTCCTTGTAAAGACTGAGGTTCTTGCTGTTCTTGAATGCTACACGCTTTATGACTTTCCTAAGATTTTTATAATCGCCTTCTTGTTTTTCCCAAATACCTTGCTCCTTCACGTACATTGTTTCTCTCTTCAGGTCTGTACAGTGAACAGGTCGTTCATTCACTTTGAGGGCTTTCAAGTTCTTGATTATAATGCTGGAGATCCCGTCAACAAACCCAAGTTTGCCAACCAGTTCAAGATCGGACAGTTGAAGTTTGACAGAATCTATAAAATCATTAATATCCATAGCATCCTTACACGTCTCATTCAAAAATACGTTGAGATTGAATGCTTTGTTGTTTGAATTGATGATGTTGGTATTATTTGAAATATTAGTATTATTTGATTTACAAACTTCTAATATTTTGTTATTTTGTTCTATTATTATATTTTTGAATTCATTGTTTTGTTTTTGAAGTTCTGTATTACCTTTTACAACTTCTAGAACTAAGTTTGTTAAATGAATATCAGTCTCATCTTTTTTTTCAGTACATTTTTGTTTATGTTTCCATAAACCGCTAGCAGAGTTATATTTTTTTTTACATTCACATAAAAAATTATTTTTATTGGCATTTTTGGCATTTACAAATTTTCCTGATGACACTGAAGTATGTTTAAGCGTTTGTAGATGAGCATTGAAATTTGATTTCTTTGAGCATTTGAAGTCACATAAGTCACATACAAAGTTTGCTTTAATATTTGGCATTTCCGGCATTTCCATTTATTTCCTTAATATTTGCAAATATTTTAATTTTATGAAAACGTCAAAAAATTAAAAAAAATTATGCTCACAAAGTGAAAAATTTATTTTCAGATCCCAGACGCTAATTTTTCATTATGCTCACAAACGTATGTTTTTCCAAGACTATTTTCCCAAACTCAAATTTGGACATTTATAAATGTCCAAAAACGGTTTTCCCAAAAAAGTCTTGGGAAAATAAAATGAATAATATAATAAATGGCCTAACCTACTTAAAGACTTTTGTTAAATGTCACTTGCAATATTACTTTTGATAACTTTTCTAAGCATTTATGATGACATTGTTGATCTTCTTAAACTCAAAAAAGCACAATTCATTGCGAAGCTTGAAAATGACCAAAAAAGTCTTGGGAAAATAAATCTATTTTATTTTCGTATTTTTGTGCGAACTTAAATGTCCAAACTGTGTAAATGCGAATATTGGATAAATTCAGACACGGCAAAGGAACTGGGCGATTATACCATATCAACTGCTCTTTAGATAACCCACTGATAATGGAAGATTTTACCGAATGGGAAATCCGAGATATTGAACCGCATATTCCCGCCATACAGGCGATTCTACTCCACGAGAACATACGAGGCAAAGATATCGTCGTGAAACTCCGCAGTAAGAAATCAACTGAAGAACATAATCCACAAAACGAATTTCGTGTGAGCGAACGAGTCAATGATATCAACGGTTTCATACGTACCATCGGCGTTTTTGATAATCCGAATGTCGCCGATGATGATATCAACAAGTATATTGTAGTTATGCCATACATTCACGGCGGTTCTCTCATGCAATTTCGAACAACATTGGATAACACACACATATTGAAATCGCTTATTATTCAAGCCACATTATCACTTGCAGAAGCATTCCTCAAGTATGGGTTCATACATCCGTGCTTGCACTGGTGTAATGTACTGTTAGAAACAACGGACGACTCCGAAGTAAGTTATGAAATAGGAACCAATACAATAACGGTTCCAACACACGGATATAAAGTTGTTATAACGGAATTAAACAAGGCATATACACGAGTATATGACCCAAGTGAGTTCTGGCATTTCTTGAAACGATTTTACATAGGACATATGGATATCTATCACAAGCAAGACACAGTGAGAGATTGGAATTCAGAAATGATAACTATAAAGTATTATGAAAAAACAGAACCGATAACTTATGAAGTTCTAACTGATATTGTAGAACTCATCCACAAGACATCATTTTTTTATTGGGACATTTGACTGCATTCAAGACTTCAATGGTCTAATTCTTCAAGAGTGTAAGCCTACTTATACACTTTTATTCTTCAGTTTCAGCTTCGAACTCAACTTCCACGTCTTTGTCTTCAGTATCAGGTGCGTTTTCCTTTGTATATTTTTCAATATATCTATAAATCCTGTTAATATCTAATTTCGATATATCGTAATTTTCAAACAGTGCTAATATTTGAGTGTCATCATAGTTATTCTTCAATTCTACAAAGAAACCAAACAGATCTTTTTTGTCCATACCTAATTGCTGACATAAATTTTGAATAAACAGCGAGTTATTATATTCTGTTGAATATTTGGTCAAAACCTTTGTAAATCTAACTTCCAGCGGATTATATCTGGATTTAATTTTGAATTGTTCGTGATACATTTTATTATTTTTGAGGGTCTTGATGAGAGAACTCATTTCGTTAAATTGCCAAATCTGTTTTTGAAAAGTGATCCGGTCTATGTAATCTGCAAAGCAAATATTGTCTAACTGTTTAATATAAAATGGAATTGAAATGCTCTTGTCTGTCTTTTCAAGAACATCGATTATATTCTCATGCCATAATAAACCAACACTCGTCCTGTCGGTCTCATTCATAACATTTGTATGTTCGTCAATACTAAAATACTTGTTTATAAGTTTGTTTGTTATTTTTTTGGTATCATCATTATACGATTTTAATTGAAATATATTTTCTATAATATCACCTTTGAAAATATCAGGGTTATTCTTATGAATATTGTAAATATTATTCAACTTCCTTAGGTCACCTTGAGCAAAATCTACCAACTTACTTTTAATATTGTTATCAACATCTGGTAATAGTGCATCAACGACATATGTAATTTGAGATTGTGTAGGTGTTTTAAGTTCAACAGTATTACATACTTTCATAAGCTCCTTGATTTTCTTATCAATTCGATAGTTGCCAATACAAATGATTGGGTTCATTGTAACTTCTTCTAATTTTTGTTTCTTAGTTTTTTTTGGCCGGATCAGTTTAATCAATGTGTTTATACCACCTTTATCACCGTTATTCATTCCATCTATTTCATCCATTATAATTGCAATCTTCTTGATCTTTTTATTGAAAAGACTCATGATATTTTTATCGGACATGTTTCGCTCGGTGATATCGTCTATAACCGTTTTATTCCTGATATCCCCAGCATCATACTTAATAATATCATAATCGAGCGACTTCAATATATTAACAACAAACGTTGTTTTACCTGTGCCTGGGTCACCACAAATATAAATACCTTTTTTGAACAATGGATTGTTTTTGTTTTGTTCAAATGACTTTAAAATGTCACTGATAGCAGAAGCTTTATCATCTCTATTTAAAATATTGTTTATATTTAAGTCTTCCATCTTATATTTCTAACAATATTCTTTTTATGCTGGTTTTGACATAATCCAAATTCTTTTCTTAAAAAATCCAAAAACAATGTTCTGCAATTAGTTGATTCATTTTCAATACAGTAGTGCAATAGGAAATATATGTAGTTGTTAAAAATCTTATTTTTGTAATATACGTGTTTACAATCAAACCATATTTGGTGGTTTTCTCTCATAATCTGGTTAAATACAAATGAATTGTCTCGACGAAGTGTATTCCGTATATACTGTTCGTAGTTTTTTATTTTTGGTTTAAGATCGTGATGATACAAAAAATAATTTTGTTTATTTGTAAATACAAAATATACATTTGGAATATTTTGAGATATTTCCCAAACCATATCTTCAGGTAAAAAATTTATATATTCTAGGACAAATTGTTCCCTATGCATTATAAATGTAAAGCGCACTTTATATTTATACTAAAATTTTTATTGTTTTTACACGCTGGAAGAATTATTCCGGTTTGGCGACACCATATGTAATGCCGTCCCAAGATATATTACATCTTTTAGCCCAATCATATTTTACACTTGCACCATTCTCGCCAGCAAATGCAGGATCATTGAAATTCATGACCAAATGCTTTTTACCATCTTTAGCAGGACACGTTCCTAAATCTTTTACATTAATACAATTTGTATTATTACCTGAACCATCGATGACCCAGTAATCGGGACAATCTGGCACAATAGGAGGCCAACTTTTCGCACTTGAATATCTTAGAGCAATTCCTATTAATACTAAAGCAATCATTAGAATAATCACAGCGCTAAACAAAACCATTTTTTGAAAACCACCTAACATTGTATAAAATAAATGAATATAATTTTCTATTTGAATAATATAAATGAACCAAGTAAACAATGGACGTGTAGATATAAAAAGCCCAAGTACTTCATCTTTATTTCAAATGTACGATAAAATACCAGCTAATCAGTGTGTAACATTTAGGAACCCGACTGAAGGGTTGTGGAACGACACCAATTTATCACAAGCATTCTTCTCTCAACAAAACATCCAAATGCTACAGAATGGAATTAGAGCAGGTGTTTATGAGAGATCAAATGGTCAATATGTGATTGGACCTCAAGATTGTGATTCATTGAAAATTGTAATGCGAAGCGTCTACTTACAACATGCAGCAAATCAACCAAACAATATACCTCAGCAGGTCATTGAGTTGAACAAAATTGTATTAAATTATTGCATTCAACAAGTTTACAGTGAGGCCCAAGGTTACATGAAATATCTCTATGATGTCAGCACATTAGCTGTACCCATTGCGCATCCAGTTATGGCGGACAACACTGATCGGGAGTTGGTTTTAAAGCCATGGTTTTAGAAAAAATATGGAATATTATAATTTTTGTGTTTTGATTCGATGAACCTTTTTCTAAAGGTATGGTATATGCTTCAATTTTGGATCTCACTATCATTTCTTATAACAATTGTCAATTCATATAACTGTAGCTGGAATTATAGGTTCGATTCTAATGACAATCATTTCAATATAGTTTATCCTGATGACAATGCTGTATATTTCGGTATGATTATACCATATGGAACTGGTAATCTAACCCTCCTGAGTGATGATACGCAAGCACTAGTAAAAGCGCAAGCGCCATCACATCCAATAGCAAAGTACTTCTCGATTCAAATATACAACGTAGGTGATTTGGTTGCATCTACGTTCCACGTAAAAGATGTGGAATTATTCACAATTGATGAATTACAGAATAAAAATACACCGTATGAGCTGACATTTTTTTTGGACAAACAACAATCCTATTTCGCATTGTTTCGTATATATGATTCCCTCTTCAAGGGTGATGATGTTTTGAAGCCCATTTATTATTGGTCAGGGCTTCCACCCAAAACACTTGTTGATGGAAGAGTATTTGCTCTTTGTGATATTGATTATAGTCAACAGGGCAATATTTACACCAATATAACAAGTAGTATTCATAAAGACACTGGAACAATTTGTATAGAAAATGACACATTTATGTTTATGGAAGCACCACCTGGTTCACTTATGAACGCTGATGCAAATTATATGATTGCTTGTATTAAGTCGAATACTATTTATAATGTCAGTATTAATGTACCAAAAATAATGTGTTCTTTGGGCTTTAATGACAAAGACCCACATCCTTGGTTAAATGAAAAGTATGATTTGCGGTATGCCAGTTTGAGCATTGTTTCCACGACAGCTCCACGACCAACCATAGAAACCTTTGCGATTCCTTGTGATACAGACGTATACACGACGCAAATATATGTGAATGATACTACGTTAATGCCAGCACTTTTATATCGACAGTTGTTACCAGACCCAGATTTTCAACAAAGCATAGAAACCGCAAAGAATAAATGTTACGATTATGTGAACAGTATTTATGATGTAGTTTGTATTCAAAAATTAATGGGTAAATATTATCCAACCCTGACTAAATATTGACTCTACTATACTTTACTTCCTACACATTTCAAAGTTATCGATAAAAAACTCAACTGATTTATGTAGTCCCTCTTTTATATCAGTAAATTTTACATCTTGTAATATCGACAATAATTTTTCATTACTAGCGGTTTTCTTGTATTGTCCATCCGCATAACTATCATTAAATACTATATGATCTTCATAATCAAATTCCTTAGCAATTTGTAAAGCTACTTCTTTGATCGAATATTCTTCGCTGGTTGATACGATTAGGTTTTCACTTTTTAATTTCTCGATACAATCCATAATTATCGTAGCAAGATCTTCACTGTAAATAAATTGTCTTAGCGGTGATCCAGAACCACGTACTTCAAATGGCACCCCTCGTTCCTTGGCAAGATAGCATTTGTGAATTAATGATGGAATAACATGACCATCTTCAAGCGAATAGTTATCATGTGTACCGTAAATATTTGTTGGTATTATGCAAGAAAAATTTGTATTGTATTGTTCGTTGTAGGCTGTACAATGAACTTCCATTATTCTCTTTGCGTAAGCGTAAGCATCATTTGAAAAATGAGGAGGACCATCGTGTAACATTCTCTCATTGATCGGGTATGTAGTTTTATCTGGAAAAATGCAAGTTGATAATATACAAACACATTTATCAACCTTTGTTTCATAACAACATTTCAAAACGTTGAAATTAATTTGAATGTTTTTTTCAAGCATATCAACCTTGAAATTCATATTTTTGTATAATCCGCCAACACATGCTGCTAAGTGGATCACATAATTGGGTTTATAATTCTCAAATAAACGAAGAGTGTCATTATAATTGTACAAATCACATTCTTTCGACGTAGAAAAAATAAATTTGTATTTGTATTTGTGAGCAATGTTTTGAAATGCATTTCCCACCAATCCGGAAGAGCCGGTAACCAAAATTGTTTTTTGATTCATTATATTTTTTATAATGAATCAACTTTATGTAGTTTTTAGCATAATATTTTTATCCCTTTATGACAAGTTTTTTCTTCAAAACAACCGTGTTTTTCTTCACATCTCCATCCATAAGTCTTCGCCGTTCATCTGTATAAGCAATATAATCGTTTCGCAAATTATCCAATTCGGTGCGCCACATTTGGTTAACTGAAGTTTGTTTGATAACATCTAATTCTGTTTCTTTATTTTCTCGCTCTTTAAACAACTTGTTTACAATCTCCTCTGTGACGCTATCCATTGACATTTTTGTCAAATATTTATAGTCTTCGTCATCATCCATTATATCATACTTTTTATCCTTCAACATTTGCACGACTTGGTCCTTCCGTTTTTTTCTCAAATCAATTGTACCGTCTAGGTTTTCCTTGATATATTTTGCTTTATTTGACAGTAATAGCAATTCTCTCTCTAATGTGTGAATCATATATTCTTTTCTATTTTTGTACATTTCTAGACGAGTTACAAAGTAATCATCAATTATATCAATTATATTATTGTATTTCTTTAATTTGTCATTCGCATCAAACAAATGCATGTTCGTGTTTGTGTTTGTTGAACACAATTTCAGCAGTTTGTCGACCCCATTACAACCATGTTCGTCAATAGATGCTTCCAGTTCGTCCAATTGTCCTTTCATTAATGTAACTGTAAAATCAACATTTGTATCTTTGCTCATATCATCATAGTCTTTCACAATGATTTGGATTTTCTTACCATTCTTGTCAACTCCCGGATCAATGAGATTTTCTAGTAATTCTTTGAAATCATCTGTCCAAAATCCAACAGGTAGTTCGATAACTCTAATTTTGTCAACTCCTACTTTTTCATACTTGCCTTTAATCAAGAATTTACTGTCTGTAATCTTTTTAATAGTACCTTTAAATCCCTCGTAATATGGTATAAATTCTTTATCATACAATCCTTCGTTACCAGACAATCCTTCGTTACCAGACAATCCTTCGTTACCAGACAATTTAGTCTTCAAACAATCTATGATTTCCAAAGGATTATAGCACATTATATCCGTACTAAATCCGGTCCCAATTCCCTTGGACCCGTTTACGAGGATCATTGGAATGATTGGGGTATAATATATTGGTTCAACTGGTGTCCCATCATCCGTCAAATACTTGAGTACATTATCATCTACAGCAGGGAATATACTACGTGTTATTTTGCTAAGAGCAGTGAATATATATCTCTCTGAAGCACTGTCGTCGCCTCCTTTTAACCTAGTGCCAAATTGTCCTGACGGGATCAATAAGTTTATATTGTTTGAACCCACAAAATTTTGCGCCATTCCTTTAATAGCCTGATTCAAACTGGCTTCACCGTGATGATAACATGAATGCTCTGACACATATCCACTAAATTGCGCCACTTTGATTTCACTTGTCAAATTCTTTTTAAAAGCCGCATACAATATTTTTCTCAAACTGATTTTCATGCCATCCATTAGATTTGGGATGCTTCTATCACAATCGTATTTTGAGAAATGTATTAACTCTTTGTTGATGAAATCGTTATAAGTAACGGTAGTATTGTTTGTATCCAAGTATGATTCACGATTGTAGTCCTCCAACCAATCTTTCCTGTCGTCAGAACGCTTCTTATTGAATACCATATCAATTGCATCATCGCTTTCTTTCCCATTGTGCTCAAAACCCACAATCTTTTTCTTCTGGAAATATTCCCGAAATTCTTTACCAGTGCTAGTTCCCAACCCTTTGTAATATTTAACATTCCATCCCTTGGAGTCATTTACTTTCTTCCACTCATCATATTCACCATCATTGTAAAACACAATTTCTTGGCTACCTTTTTTGGCCTTCAAGATTGGTGTGTTCATAAACCCAATAAATCCTGGTATTTCGGCGAGACTCGGCCACTCACAATGAAATAAGTTGATCCCCAACCCTTTAATATGACTACCATCCAAATCTTGATCTGTCATAAACAGAACTTTACCATATCTCAAGTGTTTATTAACATCATCAAAAGACTTATATTCTTTATTTGTTTCCAAACCCAATATCTTTTTGATTTCGGTAATTTCTTTGTTATCCGATACCTTTTTATTTAGTTCACCCCTTACGTTTAATATTTTACCCTTCATTGGATACACTCCTATAGTATTTCTGTCATCCGATGACAGTCCTGATATAATTCCCGCCTTCGCAGAGTCACCTTCGCAAAATATTATAATACAGTCTTTGGATTTTTCAGTACCAGCCCAATTAGCGTCGGTTAACTTAGGAATTCCACGAATACTCTTGGTCTTGACTCCATCAGTTTTTTTTGCGGCCTTATTCTCTTTTACTTCAGTCAATGCACATGCGGCGTCCATCACTCCCATCTTGGCGAGTTTCTCGATAAATTTATCAGTGACCTCACATTTCGACCCAAATTTAGAGGATGGGGTATTCATGAAATCCTTTGTTTGACTATCAAATGCGGGGTTTTCGATATCACACCGCAAGAAGAGTATTAATTGTTCCTTTATACTGTTTGGATTCACCTTGACCTTTTTCTTCTTCTCGATGTAGTCGACCATTTTGCGAGTAATTTGATTCAAAATATACTCAACATGTTTTCCACCTTTAGCAGTAAATATACCGTTCACAAACGAGACTTGAATAAATTCGCTATTCGGTGATAAGCCAACAGCATATTCCCAACGAGCATCTCCTTCCTCGTAAACTCTGGGTGAAACCGATTTGTCGCCAATATATAGATCAATATACTGTTGAAAGTTCTTAACAGGAACTAAGTTAGTGTTGTATTTAATTTTTAAATTTTTGTCAGTTACTGCTGCAATATCGTAGACACGCTTTTTTAATAATGAGATTGTATCAGGTGATAGACATTCGATACCAAGTCTTTTATAATCTGGTTTAAATGTAATTTTGGTATATGGTTTTGTCTTGCATTTTGTGATGGTTGGTTTACAAATTTCATCCAAATTATTCTTGAATTCTTGACTGTATTTGAGTCCCCGAACATGGTCAACCGTTTCAATTGAACCATATGTTGACCAAATAAGAACTAATTTAAACCCAAACCCGTTTTTACCACCAACAATTTTTTTTTCTGTTTTATCGTAGTTAGTTGAAGTTCTCAAGTGCCCAAAAATCAATTCTGGAATCCAAATTTTATATTCAGGGTGTTGCGCAACATCAATCCCGTTCCCATCATTTAACATGACAATAGTTCCATCATCCTGAATTGTAATGTCAATATTGTTAACAGGCAACGAATCGGGAACGTTATTGGAAATAGCCTGCGCCATGCGAACAACATGATCACGACAATTGACAATCCCTTCATCGAATAACTTGAATAAACCGGGTATGTATTTTATGTTTTTTTCAATAATTTTATCACCTGTATCATTCATAATCCATAAGCTTGAATCTACCTCTTCAACTGACCCAATATAGGTGTCGGGGTTGTCGAGGATATGCTGCTTATCGGTCTTTTGTTGATACTTGTCGGCGAGGGTTGAGTCGGTCATTGTTATATATGAATTAATATGTTTATATTTGATTTTAATTATTTCAATTTTTTCACTTATTCGTTTATTCACTTATTCGTTTATTCACTTATTCGTTTTTAATTTACACCATCTAAGATTTAAAATGATACGATAACATTCTGTATACGCATAATTTGGTGCTTTGTTATGGAATGGGTGGTAGGGAATTATATAAAGAATAATCATAGTAAGAGTAATTATATTTTTACTGGTCCATTTAACAAGTATTTTAAAATAAAAAATTGAATGCTTTTTATGTGTTATTTGGAAAATAACACACAAACACCACAAAATGACTGATATTAGCGAAATAATTGGTTCTATCAAAAATGAATTCAATAAAATGGAGGATGCCGCCTTTAAATACCATTATTATTTGAATGGACCAGGAGATCCAGAGGAGGTTGGAGACCCAGAGGATTATGAATATGACTTTTCGCTCGATGTTGATGAGCATACAAAGAAATGTAAAAGAAAAATCAATAAAATGACTAAGGATTTTATCACAAAAATACAAAATCACCAGTTTGATCACCCTAAATATCACGATGATGTCACCAAATTTCATGAAGATATTGACCTCAATATAGAATGTATAGATTTGTCGCCAGAATTAGGCATTGGTTGTCCGAAAGAGTTTCTTAATTTTCAACGTATGTATAAAAATTATTATTTAGAACAAGTAATCAAACCATATCAAATGACGATTATACACGATTCGATTTGTACTATCAAAGATAAAACACCGATTGCCGACGATAATATTTGCGATATTATGTCGTATCTCAACGACAAAAAAATTATCACCAAACATGAGGTTGATACTATTGTATACGCATAATTTGGGAATTTATGGAAATGGGTGGTAGGACGGGGGAAATGGGTGGTAGGACGGGGGAAATGGGTGGTAGGACGGGGGGGGGAATTAGATAAAGAATAATCATAGTAAGAGTAATTATATTTTTTACTGCACCATTTAACAAGTAGGTAAATTAAAAATTTCGAAAATTTCACTTATTCGTTTATTTCGATAAAATCGATCCTGGATGTTCCACGTTTGTATAATACAAAATCACATTTTTACACATTGGATTTGAGCGAAAAAATAATGTGTAACTAAAAGTGGATTCTTGAACGCCTATACATATATTATTACAAGCTTGCCCTATATGCATGTCAATGATCGCCGAAATGTCTCTATGTGTAGTCATTTTTGGTGTTGTTACAAAATTATAATTGTTTGATTTCATGAATTTAACGACCTCATTATCATAATCGCTAGCCAATAAGATTGTAATTGAATCCTTCTTTATTAGGTGTGTAATAAGATTTATGTAATTTTGTTCTAGGATGGACTTGTATAACTTTAAATCCGTGAATTTACTCTCTCTCCCCCAATGTTGAATTGCATCATCTTCCAAACGCAAATGAATTGTGTTGATTGTTTTAGTCACATCTATATTTTTCTTTATGAATTCAATCGAACTATTCACAATTTCGGCATTAAATACGAAATTATTCACATGTTTATGAAATATTGGAGTTCCGTCATTGTACGATTTTAATGTTTTGACGAATGTTAGGTCTCGATAATTGATATTTAAATCTGTTTTCAATAAACCATTTACAGTTTCAAATTCTCGATTGAAAATTATATTATTAATCGAATATGTTAAATATAATGTTTTGGCGCCTTTGATATCAATACAAAATTTGTTCTTGAAGAATTGAAACGGGTCACCGTTTATATTGTTTAGATCAACTGCAGAATTAATTTGTAAAACTTTATTTTTGTAAAATTTTGAAACTATCTGTTCTGTAATATCAATGTTATATACTTTGTTACCATATTTTACACTATCTATATTGAATTTAAATTCATATCCATCAATCAAGACAATATCATATTGTTTCAAGTATTTGTTTGTTTTTTCCATATCTAAGACATCACTAATATTACAGTAATCCGTTCCGTGGATTTGTTTCAAATATCTGCTTATGAAAATATATTTAATATTTCTTTCGTTTGCGTGACAACAGGTTCCAACAATTGAATACAATTGATTACAAAAACCACACCCAGAATCGGGTGTTAAATTTAGAAAGAAGGAGGCCATTATGACAAGTTTAAAATTGTATTTAAATCTTTGTATGTATATAATATGTATTCTTATAGACAATTTACTCCGGGAAACAAATCCAATTCAAGTAGAATGATCAATTATGCTGCTTTATATAGTGCGCAAGGAAAAGAGGAAACGTGTTTCTGCGTTCCAGAAAAATACGATAAATTTATACGTCAAAGCAATTCATGTAATATATCAAATAATCAACGAATTGCTCAAAAGATAAAAAGTAGTCTAGGAGGTAGTACTCAATTTGGGAATTCATATTTAGGGGAACCTACAGTAATAAATTATTTGGGACGAACTGCTGGTCAACCTGGAGGCGGAGGATCGCCACCAAAAAACAAGTTCTAACATACCTTTAACAAAGGTATGACCAAATATATTTCCAAAAATTACGGTAAAACAAAACCTTTAGAAACATACCTTTAAAAACATACCTTTAAAAACATACCTTTAGAAAAGGTATGGCCAAATATATGACCAAATTTATATGACCAGAATTTTATAATAAATATTTTCTCTCGTAATTTTATAATGACTCGTTTCACCAAAAGTGCTCAAGGAAAATATGTTGTAAAGGGTAAAAGTTTCGAAGTATTGATTGGAACCCGTGCTCAAGTATGGCACGGAACTGCGTTCAAAACATCTGGTGGGCTTACCAAAGGGGATTTGCTTCAAAATAAAGCCGGACGCATTGTATCTAAGGCAAAACATTCAACTGCCAAGAAGGAGAAGCGTCTTGTTAAGGCGGGATATGGGACTAAGAAGGGAAAGTTCGGGTTCGTTTTGCTCAATAAAACATCTAGAACCAAGTCCAAGTCTAGATCTAGGTCCAAGTCTAGATCTATGCGTGGAGGTAATAATATGATTCCATTGAGCCCAACTGATTATGATGGTCGAGGGGTTGGAACATCTGGTGTTGATCTTCAATTCATTGCTGGACAAGGAAACTAAATATATAATTATAAAATTTATTCAATAATTTTATAATTTACGCTACAGGATTCATAATCCAGCCAGTTTCAATAAACTTATCATACACGACATACTTTGATAGATTGAAATATATATACTTTTCAAAGTACCGCTTGCTCACAATTAATTTGTGTGAATTCAAACTACAATATTTGTAATAATAATTATATGCATCGTCAAATGACATTAGTGCCAATTTATATTCATTTTTTACTTGTTCTTTGATATAATCAAATGAATCGAATATATCTTTGTTTTTATCCCATAAAATACAACATGTATTCAATACATATTTATCTTCTATTATCTCAATATTTGGAAAAAAGTGTTTTAATATTTTTATGACATTTTCTTCGCTTATATTTCCATTTGTCATTAAGGTTTCGTTTGTTTGTTTACACCATATTTTGAAGAGAGAACATATCTCATCTATTTCTAGCTCATCTTCCACCTTTTGTAAAGGTGGAGCCAAATCTAAGGTTTCAATATTCTGTAAAGGTGGATTTAAAGGTGGATTTAAATCTTTATCTAAATTTGTCTCCACCTTTTCTAAAGGTGGTTTTGTCTCCACCTTTTCTAAAGGTGGTTTTGTCTCCACCTTTTCTAAAGGTGGATCTAAAGGTGGAATGGTTTTCTCCCAGAACTTAATAAAATCGCTGTGTATGGGTAAGTATCTACTAGTTATACCAGTAAATGAGTCAGTTGATTCCTCAAATTGAAATTTACTCTTTAAAATAGTCTTCAATGTATTTGAATAGATCATATTAGGTAAAGACAGCCCGGAAATGAACTGTTTCCAAACAAAGTGTAAGTTTTTCCATTCTATATTGGCACTTGTGGAAGTTGTATTTATACATTTTGAACAGAATACATCTACAATTTCTTCTTGTGTTATATTTTTTAGATAATAAACATAATTCTTTAGTTCTTCATCTGAATTATTTTCAATAAATTTATCTGCGTCTCCATAACGATTTGAATAATGTGCAGCTATACACAGTAAATCAAGCCCACAATTCCTTATAATGTTCTTCCACATATCATTCGAAAAGGTATCATTTATTTTAACCAGGCGACAATTCTCATAATCATGGTTTTCATGGTATTTAGTCATAAAGTTATGAGTTGTATTTGAAACACCAATTGAAGCACAAGCAATACTATCCAGTTCTACCAACATTTTTTTCATTTGTTGACTGACTAGAAAAATATGATTTGTATTTTTCTTTAATATATTATCACCTATAACAGTTAGAAAATATTTTGTCTGTGCCTTAGTATTGAAAATAGATGGATATAACATACCTAAAATATTTTGAATTGTGTATGTATCTGGTATCGAAGTAAAAAGGGTTCGATCTTTGATTTGTTTAATGATATTAACTTTAGTCTTGTATTTCCATTGCAATAAAACACGGTCCTTTGATATACTGGACAATAATTTGTGAATTATGTCATCTTCTTTCACAATAGTATAACTTTTTCCATTATATTCATAAAAGTAATTGTTATTTGAGAGATAAAAATACTTGTTTTTACTTAGAAAAACCTGCATAAATATCTGCTGTTCGTTTGATAAGAAATTTTGTCTAGTAACCCTCTTATCATAATTTTTCAATTCATTATCCAGTGTTTTGGGTAAATAATTAACTATATGATTATTTATCCGTTGCAACATATATTCACTATCCTTGTATTTTTCAAACAATGATTCGATTGATTGAAAACATTTTTGTATATGCTCTTGTGACATTACACTTATATATACTATTTTGTTTAAATACTTATTAAAGAGGAATGATTTATTATATGAAATGGTCGCAACACAACCAAATAATATCAATACGATTGAAAGAATTGATCTAGTTCAAGAAGAAATAGGATTATGTGAAACGGTTACAAATCATTATTGGTGGGGAAACCCAATTTTGATGTATAAACTAGTAACATATTTGAATAACAGAAATATAGATACAAATGTGATTGACATTGGATGCGCCCAAACACCATTTATGAAAGCAACCCATATTGTTGATTTTAGTAAAGAGACCGATAAGATAGAACGTATAGAAAAATCAAATAAGTTCAACATAGATTTGGATATCGATAAAATACCTGTTATTGATAAATTCTTTAATTTCGTGTATTGTAGACATACGATAGAAGATATAGCCAACCCTCAATTTGCGGTAAATGAAATGTTGCGGGTATCGCCACGAGGTTTCATCGAAACACCATCACCTCTAATTGAATGTTTAAAATGTGTTGATGGACAAAATTGTGATGGTATAAACCCCCAATTAAATTATTGCGGTTATATACATCACAGATATATTGTTTGGTCTAATAAGTCAAATAATACAATTTATTTTTTACCAAAATACCCAATTATTGAGTATTTAAATCACAATGACAGTTTTTTGAAAAAGATCACATACATTGCTAACAAATATCCAGTTTATTGGAACAATTACTATTTATGGGATGAAAATAATAAACCTAATATTGTTGTCTATAGACATGGTATTAATTTTACAGTACATGGTTTTCATAAACTTCTATTAGAAGGTATTCAATCATCTATTGAGTACACGAATCATTTATTAACCATAATTTAAATTTTCATTATATATAGTATAATGAAAGTAACTTTACGATATTTACCAAAACGATTGACACGTAAAGACAAAAAAAAACAGATCACAATGTTACTTAAATCGAGAAAACTGTATAAAAGTGGAAAATATTACACACGAAAAAAGGTTCATTCCTTTACATCCAAGAAATCCAAACACATTATAAGAGCACAAAAAATATACAGTGTAAATAAAATAGCACCAAACGACGAACTTGCCAAAGCAACTGGTTGTTCAAAGGAAGCATTAAGCGAAATTGTTAGAAAAGGTGAAGGTGCCTATTATTCATCTGGGTCAAGACCAAATCAAACTGCACAATCGTGGGGATTAGCCCGTTTAGCAAGCTCAATAACATCAGGTAAAGCTGCGGCAGTGGATTACAAAATATTGGCCAATGGATGTAACAAAAACAGTAAAGCACTTAGATTGGCAAATAAAGCAGTAAAAAAACATGGTCATGGAACACGAAAAGTCCCAAAAGCAAAGTTTGGTTAAAAAGTAATTCGTTCAAATTATTGTAAAACAACTATAACTATTTAAAGATTCGGGACAAAAACAAGTATAAATGTCTAATTTCAATACATCTCAATCAACCGAAGGAAATGTTTTAACCATTAAAACTGTTCAAATTGCGCCTTTTAGGACTTTAATGACAGCTCTAAAAGATATTTTATTAGAAACTAACATATCATTTCAACCAGATGGTATTCGTATCATTAATATGGATAAATCGCATACTATTTTGGCACATCTTCATTTAGCTGCCCAGAATTTTGAATTTTATGAATGTAAAAAGGAAAAAATTATAATTGGGGTCAATATGTTTCATTTATTCAAATTGATTAATTCAATTGATAATGATGATACATTGACAATTTACATTGAGAATGGTGATTACGTAGATGGAATTGTTTCTCATTTAGCATTAAAATTTGAAAATGGGGAGATTAAGCAATGTAAGACCCAGAAACTGCGATTGATTGAACCAGATCCAGAGGAACTTGAATACCCAAACGTAAAATTCTCATCAATCATCAATTTACCTTCTGCTGATTTCCAGAAAATTATCCGTGATTTATCATGTATATCTGACAAATTGGAAATAAAGTCTGTTGGTAATGAGCTAATTTTTAGATGTTCTGGACAATTTGCGTCAGCCGAAATACATCGAGCAGAAACGGATGGGAGTATGGGTTTTGTTTTAAAGCAGGATGCGGCGAAGGTGATTCAAGGTGAGTTTTCGCTTAAAAATCTGGGTTACTTTATTAAATGTACTAATTTATGTTCTCAAATTGAGGTTTATTTAGAAAATGATTTGCCATTAGTTGTTAAATATAATGTTGCAAGTCTTGGGGAAATAAAATTATGTCTTGCTCCGTTACCATCAACGTAATTAACATAGTATATTTTTACAAAAAATCATAAAATACATTTATGATTTTTTAATATTATAAAAGTATAATATAATATGTCAAGATTTTCTAGCAATTATAATGACTATTTGAGTAAAAAAATTTGTTGTGATTTCAAGGGACCTGGCCCTGTTGGGCACATAGGTCCTGTCGGACCTGGTGGGTCGGGACCAACAGGCCCGACAGGGCATACCGGGCCAATCGGCATAGCAGGTTATACAGGTTCAAGTCGAAAAGGTGATACTGGTCCTACTGGGCCTTCAAAGGAATTTGTTATTGATCACCCAGATAATATAAATAAATATTTAGTTCATGCTTGTATTGAAGGCCCGGAATCAGGTGTTTTTTATCGAGGAAAAGGAGAGATTATAAACAACGAACATGTTGTTATTGAATTACCTGGTTATGTGAATAAACTAGCAAGTGATTATACTATAAACGTATCTCCCATATATGATGGTAAAATAAAAATTTATAATTTTACAGAAATTGAAAATAATTCGTTTACTGTTTATGGTGAAAATGGCAAATTCAATTGGTTAGTATTTGGAAAACGGAGTGATATTGAAGTAGAACCAACTAAGAATAGTGTATATTTAAATGGAATCGGACCATATTTATGGAGTTATTGATATATCTAACTTTTTTATAAAAGTATAGTATATGTCAAAGTACACCGAATATTTAGGTAGTAGAAGATGTTGTGATTTAAGAACTCAAGGTCCTGTAGGACCTGTTGGACCAACAGGTCAAGGTGCAATTGGTCCAGCAGGGGATACTGGTCATATAGGCCCAATTGGACCTACCGGACCTACCGGAAGAAATTGTATAGGCCCAACAGGTCCACCTGGTAAATCTTTTATTATAGATCATCCTGACGATTTTAGCAAATATTTGGTTCATGTTTGTTTAGAAGGTCCAGAGGCAGCTGTTTATTATCGTGGCAAAGGAGAAATTACAAATAATAATAGCACCATTATTAATTTGCCTAACTATGTAAAAAATCTTGCGAGTGATTTCACAATACAAATTACAGCTGTTTATGATGGGCATGTCAAAATATACAATTTTGATGAAATAAAAAATAATTCATTTACAGTTTATGGTGAAAATGGTAAATTTCATTGGTTAGTTATTGGAAAGCGTAATGATATAGAAGTAGAACCAAATAAAGACGATGTCATCGTAAAAGGAAGTGGCCCGTATTTATGGATTTAATTAAATAAAATAAACAAATTAAACATAATTTAATATAATAAATTATGTTTGATAACTCGAATGTTACTATAGTCAGTGCATTTATAAGAAATATAAATAATCGTCAAGATTATAAACTAGATAATTATATACAAAATGGTAAGTTGTTTTTACAAACAAAAATACAGAAAATAATCTTTATTGATGAAATTACCTACGAAGAACTCCGTGTATATGCAAATGAGTATACAAAGTTTGTGATAACTAAAAAAGAGGATATATATCTGTATCAATATATGAATTTATTAACAAACGTTCGTGTTTATACGACTAAAAAAGACAAAGATACATTAGATTATTTTTTTCTAATGTGTAATAAAACCGAATGGATTAAAAAGGCAATTGAATTGAATCCTTTTAATACTGGCCAGTTTATATGGATTGATTTTGGAATAAGATATATATTTAAATGTGGTGACAAAGAATTTATAAATAGTATTGAACAATTGAATCAAAAATCATATGAAAAGGTAAGGGTAGGATCAGTTTGGGGGAAATTTGGACGATCCTATTATAATGAAGATCCATATACTGATATTATATGGCATTTTGGTGGAGGTGTATTAGGTGGGAATAAAGATACTTTGCTTGAATTTGCATCACTTACAAAAGATATGTGTATAAAAACTATCACTGAAAAAAACACGATTATGTGGGAAGTAAATATATGGTATTTGATATACAAAGAAAACCCTGAATTATTTGATTTCTATGATTGTGATCATGATCGAACTTTAATTGATAATTATTGAATAAATATATATATTATTTTTATAAACTTAAAAATAATAATTTATTGTACACAATGAATACAACAATAGTTTCGGCTTTTTTATCAAATGTCAACTCTTATAGAGATGTCGAAAAATATATTGAATATGGTAAACGACTATTAGAGATTGATAATATATACAAAGTTATTTTTATAGAAAAGACTATTTATGATAATTATTTTCTCGAACATAGTTTCAAAAACATTAAATTTGTTTTTATGGAAAGGAGTGATATCTATTTATATGAACAAATAGATAATATAACAAATTTCTCGATTCAATCAACAAATCCTCATAAAGATACAATAGACTATATGTTTGTCCAATGTAACAAAACAGAATGGATTAGACATGCTATAGAATTGAACCCTTTTAAAACTGACCACTTTATATGGGTAGACTTTGGTATATATCATATGATAAATAACGATAATTTTAATGATTCTATTTATAAAATGACTCAACAAAATTATGAAAATGTAAGAATTGCAACAAGTTGGGATTTTAACGCTTATTATCATAATAAATATTATACACAGGTTATGTGGTATTTCTCCGGAAGCGTATTTGGGGGAGACAAAAATAAATTATTAATATTTGCTGATTTAATGAAGAAATACTGTTTGGATATTATTGATAAACAGAAAACATTGATGTGGGAGGTAAATATATGGTATTTAATTTATAATGACAACAAAGATTTATTTGACAGATATTATGGTACACATAACAATACCATTATTGATAATTATTAGATCATTGAATATGTAAAAGTCCGAATTACACTTTTTCTCATTTCAAACGCCGATATTTTTACCTATTATATATTAATGGAAAATATAATAGATAAACTAACCAAAATAGAAGATGACAACTCTTTGAATAAATGGAGTTTAGAAGAAAAGAAAAAATTATTGGATTTATATTTCGTAATATCTAAAAAAGAAACTCATATATTTAATTTAATATATAAATATCATGGTTGTGATAGTTGGGAAGATATTTTCCGTGATTATGATACACGGTATTTGGAAGATAAAATAACTGGTGTAGAAATTGCTATAGATGAAATAGTTGAACAAATAAAATCAAACAAAGGATAAAATCGGCGTTTGGAATGTAAAAAGGTGTAATATTAAAATATTTACTTAAATATTTACTTGTTAAATAATATATATGGTATTTCCTTATTTTGTTGGATTATATTTAGGAATAATGATAGGAAAAGCAAATGGAATAGGACATACAGAAAAAATAATAAAATTAGAAAATAAACTAAAAGAATATGAACGTTTGTTTGGAAAAATAAATTAGTCTTTATACTCTTCAAAGGTGTAAATTTCCACTGGTGTAAAATATATTACTTTATAAAGTAATATATTTATTGAGAACTCTGATCTAATTACGTGAAATTTATGTAATTACTAAGGCGTATATTTTATAATAGAATCAATATTCTTTTTGTTATAAATACCAATTCTGGTTGTTCTATCCCAAGTACTATAATTTATCATGACAGAGTCATCTTTTACTACCAGCCCAATACAATACTGAATAGGTTCATCTTCGTATTTAAATGGTGCTGAATAACGCAATAAATTTAACGATTCGTCGAATACAGCAAACATGTCATAATAATGGCGTGGTTGCTCATAAGACGCTATGTGAAGAATGAACCAAATCTCATTTTGGTTGGTTTGTTTGTTCAAATATTTAAATCCACATGTCGACCCCCGTGTTCTATTAAATATCTTGGGCATTTGTTTTTCCTCTACAAGATTGATAATGTTTTTATCTTTGTCAATTTCACATATTTGTAAAGGACACCATTTATAAATTATATGAGTTGATTTTTTATAATCAACATACACCCAGTTCTTTTCACAGCTATTATCGACAAATGAAGCCTTCAGTTCCTTAAATTCAAGTATTTTATTATCTGGATCAGTATCATATTTACCGTAAACAATACCAAGATTATTATTTTGGTGTTGCCCAGTGCCTAAGAATAATAATTCTTGTGTATTTACATCATTAAAAATTCGTATGTCCTCAATACCAACGTAACGCCTTGTAGGATCTGTTATTTCAAAATATTTATCGTTTGTTACAATGTAATCATTTGTTAATTCGATGAATCTGTTCATTGTAATAATATGATCGTTACAATCTAGATATCCACCTCCATTATCGATGTAGTAATTAACATACCTTACATTCAAGAAGTAACCAGTTTTATCATTCTTTGGAACCAAGCAACTAGATGATGACCTAAACTTTACCATTTTACCATTCACATCCTTCTCAATTGTATCGTCAAATTTCAAAATATGACTTGGCTTTAAAATATCTTTGTAAAATTTCATATTTCTCAATAAATTATCTTTGGTTCCAGAATCATCGCATTTATTCATGACTTGAACAACCTCATTATTAATATTTTTAACACCTAAATAACACGCAATAATTGTAAATTCGTTATCTAATTTGTAGGTATATACGTCATTGTGTAAAAATAGATATCCATCCCTGTTTAAATTTAATTTTATAATATCCTTTGCTACTTGATAAAATAAATTTGCTAATTTATGTTTGGATATAACTCTATAATGATAAACGATTTCATATAAATTCTCAATACGTTGTGGAAGAAAATTATATCCATCCATCCAAGCATTTATCGCCTTTTCGATATTTCCCATTTTTTTATGACAATGACCTAACTTATAATAACTGTACCATACCTCTTGGTCCCAACCTCCAATCTTGATCCTCTTTTCATAGTTTTCAATTGCTTTTTCAGTATTACCTAAGTCAAGATAACTATTTGCCAAATAGAAATGATAACGATCGTGGTTTGGTTCAAGTTTAATAGCCCCCTCAAGAAGTCTAACATCTCGTTCAAATTTATCACTCTTACAGCCACCATCTCCAAGGTCCGATATAAACAATTCATCTTTCTTTAAAGACAATGTTCGTGTTCCATTTGGGGTTGAAATATATTCATGTGTTACACCTACATATGAGAATAAACCGTTATTTTTTAGAATCCTTGTATTTTGATAATAAAAATTCTCATTCCCTTGTAGAATATTACAAACGTCATATTCGTTTAACAGTTTCTTATTAAAATTTCTAACATTTAAAACCATATCTGCATCTAACAGCAAGATAAAATCGGACAACCCCAAACAACTTTGTAACGCAAAGTTACGATTATGAGCAAAATCCTTGAATGGTTCAAAAACAACAGACCCTTTGATGTTTTTACTATCAAAGAACTCTTTAATTAGTTCAACTGTATTATCTGTAGAACCCGTATCGCAAATACAATATGTATCAATTACCGGTAAAACAGATTCAAATAATCTTTTAATGATTTTGCTCTCATTTTTTACAATCATATTTAAACATATTGTGGGAACATAATTAGGGTCTTCTTTTAGTTTTAATTCCATAATAAATAGTAACGCAATTGTATTTAAATTAAAATTAAATATTAATAAATTAAATATTATATAAGTATAATATGGCGTGTACCAGATTTTATTATGATCCATGTAGAACAAAGAAACAATTACAACAGGCAACTGGGCCAGGGAGATGGATATTAGATACTCCTGGAAACGGTGCTGACCCTTGTTACATTGAAGACCCTCAAATTATAATACAAAAATGGGGTGGTAATTTGAGAACAAATACAATTAATTTAGAAAGTGATCTATTAGGTGTAAATAGACAAATAGGCAGGGATTGTTTAGGAAAAGACAATTATAAGAACTATAATGTTCCAAACGAACCTATAAAATATCCAACATGTAGTGCCTTATATACAGAGCAGTCTAGAGCTATAGCTCCGGCATGGATGGTTAGGGATAAAGAGCAAGTAGATTGGTATTATCCTCCATTAAATCCACAAGAAAACACTTGTTTGTCGTTCTCGAATAATCTAAATACACGAATTTTAGAAAAGGATTATTTCACACCAAAAAGAGATTGTGTGATTAATGAGACAAATAATGAACTACCTATCAGCTTTAATTTAATCAGAGGGGGGTATGTAGCTGGTCCAAATACATGTACACAAACAAATTCATGCGCCACAAGTAACTTAGCTTAATCCGGCATTAAGCATTAGATATCAAATTATATTTTTGCAATAAAAATATAATACTTTATATATAATATGGAATTAGCCATCCCTTTAATAGCATTAGGAGGAATGTATGTAGTATCAAATCAAAAAAATAAACCATGTGATAAAAGAAATGAAAACTTTACAAATATGGGAAAAGTAACAAATTACTTGCCGAACACTAACACACCTCCACAGAACTTTCCAGTTTCAAACTTGAATCAGTTAGTTGACACAGTCCAAGAATATCCAAACCCGAATGTTGCTACTGATAAATATTTTAACCAGAATTTATACGAAAACCGAGTTAGACAAGGTGAGACTGTTGGACAAAATCCGCAACAAATATACTCAATGACTGGTAATTATTTAGAATCGCAACAATTTAAACATAATAATATGGTTCCTTTTAACGGAGGAAAGGTAAAAGGTAATACTCACAATACGAATATTGCCGAAACCGTTTTAGATAATATGATTGGAAGCGGGTCTCAAATTATAAAAAAAATAGAGCAAGCCCCATTGTTTAAACCACAAGAAAATATGAGCTGGGCATACGGAATGCCCAACCAAAGCGATTTCTATCAATCTAGAGTTAATCCCGCAATGAAGAATAACAATGTTAAACCATTTGATTCTGAATATGTTGGACCTGGTTTAAATCAAGGATATAATACGTGTGGAAGCGGGGGATACAATTCAGGAATGGAGGCACGTGACAAATGGTTACCCAAAACAGTTGATGAATTGAGAGTTGACACTAATCCAAGGTTAGAATATGAACTGGTGAATCATGAAGGACCTGCAAACGCTTATATAAAAAATCTAGGAAAAATAGGTCGTGTTGAAAAACAAGGTCCTGATACTTACTTTATAAATAGCCAAGATCGCTGGTTGACAACAACTGGTGCTGAAAAGGGGGAGACATTGAGACCCATTCAAGAAATGGGGATATTAAGACGCAATGATATTAAAACAGATTATGCTGGACCGGCTGGGCCCGCTGATAGAAAGGCAGGTCATGCTCCCGAAAATTTTGAACTAAGTAAGCGTCATCAATTACCAACTTGTAATGTGAATCATTCTACTGCTGTTGGGAGAGGACCATCAAATGACGGTGATAATTATATTCGAAGTCATACAAATTATAACAACCATCGATCAACGATTAAACAACCGGATACTTTAAGAAGTGGTTTCAGTGGAGCAATTGGAGCTGTTATAGCTCCATTTATGGATATTTTGAGACCATCTCGAAAAGAAGAAACTGTAAATAATGTTCGAATTTATGGTGAAGCAGGAACAAACGTCCCACAGAGTTATGTTATTAATCCATATGACACAACTGCTACAACTATTAAGGAGACAACCCTTTATTCTCCCGAGTTTAATATAAGCAATCAAAAAGAAGGTACATATGTTAATAATTATACACCAATGGACATGACACAGAGAGATACAACCAGTTGTAATTATATAGGAACCTCCGGCGGCCATGGAGCACAATACGGTGATGTTTTATATGATGCCGCTTATAGACAACATAATAACGATATAAAATCCGCAACAATTGACAATAGACCCAATCAAGGTGGAACTCAAATGTTCAATACTCAAATGAATGTTAATATTTCAAGACAGGATTCCGACAGATTTAATTACAGGGTTAATGCTCCGGTATCTGTTGTTCCAATGCCTCCATCCAAAGAGGTATATGGAAAAATCAATGGCCCTCAAACATATGATCAAAACTTTAACTGTTCACGTATAGATGGTGATTTATTACAAGCTTTTAAATCAAACCCATATACTCATTCTCTCACAACATCTGTATAATTTGTATATTGAAAACCCAATAGTGTATAAAATATTTTGTTTATTAGTCAACAAAATATTGATTTGACTCTACATTTTTGTCATTGATAAAAGTGCCCAAAGTTTGAATTATTAATTGCGTTATAAAAAAATATAAAAACACATTGACGAATATAACAAGTAAATATGTTATTGAATATACATCAGACTATAAAGGATAAATTAGAATACTTTCAACTACAACGGAAAATACCTAATATAATATTTCATGGACCATCCGGTAGCGGCAAAAGAACAATTGTCAATGAATTTATACATGATATATATGATAATGATAGAGAGAAAGTAAAACTGTTAGTAATGTATGTTAATTGTGCTCACGGAAAAGGGATTAAATTTATTAGAGATGAATTGAAATTTTTTGCAAAGACACATATAAATTCAAACGGAGGCGATGTTTTCAAAAGTATAATATTATTGAACGCTGATAAACTAACAATGGACGCACAATCAGCTCTACGTAGATGTATTGAACTATTTAGTCATAATACAAGATTCTTTATTATTGTAGAAAACAAATATAATTTACTGAAACCAATACTTTCCAGATTTTGCGAGATATACGTTCCTGAGCCTGTACATAACAATAAAATAATTAATCTTTATAAATATAACATTGAAGAAACATTCAATATGAAGGAGATGAAAAATAATAGACTTGAATGGTTAAAAAAGGAATTAATAAAGTCAATATCAATAAATACAAATATGAGTGAATTAATGATGTTTTGTTCAAAGTTATACGAAAAGGGATATAGTGGTTTGGATATATTGAAGCTATTAGAGAATCCTGATTTTTTAGAAAAAACAATTACGAATGAGAGAAGATACGAAATGCTAATTGCTTTTAATCGTGTAAGAAAAGAGTTTAGAAATGAAAAAATGATTATGTTGTTTATTTTGAACTTTTTGTTTTTAAGTTTGGATTTATCTTTAGAAAATATATCATTTATGTAACATGGATGATTTTGACGTAAGTTCATTACACGAGAGTAGAAACGAGTGGTCTGCCAGACTAATTACAATACTAACACCCTTAATTATTGATGGATATAAGTCAATAATTGACGAGGCTATCAAATTATGCAGAGATAACAATGAGATGGAGAAGTATTTAATGACGTTTCAGAACTTTGTATCTAGAATCCCAAAGTGGAATAGCACAATCATCGAAACTGAGAGAAAGAGAATATGTGATAAAAGTGGGTGTTTGTATTTAGAAGATCTTGTAACGTGTGTTCATATAATTCAATTAAAAATGTTAACCGCTGTACGTGTTGGACACAAACAGAAAAAGATCGATATTAACATTCCCAAGTTAGATGATTTTATTCATAAGGTCTACATAAATGTTGCTAGAAAGGTATACAAAAACGTATATTTGTTTGAACTTGGGATCCCACCACTTCAAATACAAAAACACAATCGTGAGCTTGAGATAATCGTACAAGAATGTATTTTGAATACGTTGAGAGAGAGTATTCCTGTAGAAGCAATTCTAAAAGAATATATGTCAGATGAGTCAATTGAGGAGGATGTAACAGAGGAAATTAAGGAACAAATAATAGAAGAAATTCCGCTAATTAAACCAATTGAAACTGTTGTTACACCATCTAATCAGGATATTACAAAAGATATTAATGATAATCCAACTAAATTGAAATTTGATGATATAGATTATGTCAAAGATTCCAACAATACTGTCACGTCTGTCAGTGCTCCGAAAACAATTGAACGGTTAACTGAGTTGAGTGAAATGCGTGCTAAATCTGTTGACCAAGACGATGAAGACGTAAAATTGAAAATAACAAATGAAGATATTGTATTAAATGATTTTGACGTAATTGATGAACCTGTAATTACATTCCCGGAATTGAATAAAGATGAAGTAGAAATAGAATTTGATTTGTTTGAATAAATTGCGTATTATGTATAATAAGAATCTGGCTTATTATTGTAAATGGATAACATATTTGTTATAGCAGGAATTATATCCGTTGTTTTTCTTATTGCAAAGTTCATTGAAATGAGATTTGTTGATAAAGAAAACAAACCATTGAAGTTATTAATTAGAGACACTATTCTAGTATATTTTAGCGTATTTTTTGGAAACTTTATTTTAGAGCAATTAAAACCCATTCAAATTGGTGGTCAAGGAGCTACACCACTTGTTTTCACAGACAATCCTGAGTTTTAACCCTTTTGACGTTATACACTACTAAAAATTTAAGTTCGCACAAAAATAACTTAAAGAAAAATCATAATAAAATATAATGATGAGAGGTTTTACAATACGGCAAAACATTCCTCCCAATGGTGTGAGTGGCGGTCTGTTCGTAATCCTGCTTCTAGCACTATTAGTACCACCTCGACCAAAATCATCATTCATTCTTACGAACAACAAACAGAAGATGTAATAACCTATAAAGGCAATACAAATTTAGCTGATCGACTTGTGCCTAGAACTTTACAGTCTTTTGGTGAGGAGGTGAAATCCATATGTTCCTCTATGACTAGTTCGTGTGTGATTTTTTACGTTTAACCACTCAAAAAATCTGTTCAAATAATCAATGGTCTAATAACTACGTTAGATGATGAGTGAGGAAGGTAATACTGACTGCGGATTTTGTGAAAAGAAATCTTCCAGATACCTTATATAGTAAAGTGGCGCAGAGGAAGCGTGTCAGGCTCATAACCTGAAGGTCGAAGGATCAAAACCTTCCTTTACTATTCAAATTATATAAAATATTTTTTTATATAATATTCATTTATTCTTTTTATCATAATATATTATGACAAGAAGAATACAGACTAAAAGAATAAAAAGAAACAATACCGTAAAAAGAGAATATAATGGTGGTAACAAGAATAATAAAAAAGATTCTATAATACGAGATGATTTTAGAAAAACATTTAGCAAATATCTAATTAAGATGATTGATACTGAAAATGTAAATAAAGACATTTTTTTTAGACATGTTAGTGAATTTATATCTTCTTTGAAGAATCATTCACTTGGTATTAATACATTAATACCTGTTTCCAAGAACAACTTACCAATTGATAAATATACTTATGATTCAAGTATAACACCCATTGTTGATTTTATTCCATGGTTGAGTGTTGTTTTTTATAATATCAAAGATATTGATGCAAAGAAACGATTAATTAAAGCCTTTGTAAAGAACAAGGGTAACATAAATCTAGAAAGTATCAAAACTCACAAAAATATTTTATCAGTTGCTAAACAAATAAATGATAAGGAAATTGAGATATTTTTGAATAAAAAGAAGAAGGATATCAATCGTGAAAATAGATTACTTGAAGAAGATTTTGTAAAATCACCAGTGTTAGATCCAGAAAAAGAGGAAGAAAAAGAAAAAGAGAGAGAAAAAGAGGAAGAAAAAAAGGATAAAACAAAGCGTAAGCGCAAATTAACGCAAGTTACAGATATACATAATATACTAGAACCTAACTATAAGATATCCAAGACCAACGTAATTGAACTTACTATACCATTTGAACTACCTACAAATGGTTATGATACAATCGAACCACCCATTTTTTGGAATGCGTTATTTAATAATGAATTAATTGATATTAGAAGGAAACTTACCGCTATGATCAATAATGATGTAAATAATACAGATGATATGTCAAGCGTTTGTAAGATTGTTAAATCTATGATGCCAAGTTATTATATAGCCATAAAAAACGAACCAACTGTAATTAATGTTGGTCAAGATCAAATGTATATATATGAATTAGCTGCTGATTTCTTGAATCTAAATATAATTTTATGTGCAGCCACATTAATTGTTGGGATAATAACGGAAAAGATGAAAGAACAAAATTATAACATCATAATCAAAGGCGGTCGTGCTGTCCAATTAGTGTTATCATCCTATCAAATAGTAGACCCTTTAATAAGTGAAGATATTGATATTTTAGTTGTTCCTAAGGAGGGTATCCAATACGATAGAGAAGATATTCGAAATTTATCATCTCATATAGGTTATTTAATCAAATGGTTTTTAAATTCACAAGATCTCCAACCGAGGATTATGGATAAAATATCTGTTTCTTTAGAAAACAGAAATCCCGATATTGTCAAACTAAGTTATGTAAAAATGAATATGAAATATAACCATAAAAAGAAAATTATGGAAAAAGATTATAAACAATTCGCTGACATCGATTTTAAGCAACTACCTGATACTATTAAAATATATTTTGATGATTTATCGAGTTATCCGTATACAATAGACGAATTAAACACAAATGTTTTATTTGTAACACCCTGTTTAGAATCGATTATAAACGAAAAGTTGTATTATTATATAAAGTTTACAATTTATGAAGATTATTTAACACGAGGTAAACCCATAAATGATATAGGGTATGATACATTGACAGTTGATGAATCTAAACGTTTATTGAAAAAATTCAAAAAAAGTATAATAGCAATAGCAAATGGTTTTGTAAATAACAAATATATTGGATTAGAAATAGAAAATGACAAATTGAATCATGCAAAAACATATATACAAGTTCATTTAAAACCACTTATTGAAAATAAAAAAATAAGGGAAAAAATAATGACAACTCTATTTGAATAACAGATTGTTTATCTCCCCGTCCATATTTTAACAACTGGTTTTGGAATTCTATTTATTTTTACGTCACTTTTATATTTGTCGTAGTTGTAACCCCAAGTCTGATAAGTTATAATATTCCCAAATATTGATTTTATTCTCAGAATTTCTTTGCACTCCTTGAAAAATAGTGTTCCAAATATTCTTTCAAGACAACATCTGTCTTTACGACAACTAACAGCCGAAATCATGTTTGTTAACTTGTATTTTAACTCTAGATTTTGTAGAAATTCATGATTAATAAAACTTTGAACACCAAAACATCCATACCAATTATCATTTATTAGATTAAATTTAGATATGTAATCATTTGTTATCATAGTTTTAATATTTGTGTTATTTTGTAATTTATTTGAGATACGAAGTGTGTTGGCAACATTTTCTTTATCAGCTTCAAAGTGCCATAATGGTAAAACTTTCATCCCTATTAACTTTTCAAAAATTATTCTTTTATGGAAAAAAACACTATCGTGTATTATAACAGCATTATCAAACCATTTATTTTGTAAATAATAGTAATAAGGCAATAATTCTCCTCTCCCTTTAAATTCGCTTTGAATAATAACGACATTTCTATATTCAAATTCAGCCTTAACTAGGTCAGCATTACTATTGTCATCTATAATAATGATTTTTTTCAAAGGATAAAACCTCCTTATACATTGAACTGAGTTATTCCAATATTTATTCGTTGTTTCCGAATTAACATGTCGTGTAATTATAAAACCATAGTTTTCCATTATATTATTATTAAAATATTATTTATTGTAATAATTTCATACATGACACGGTAATTGATCAATATCAAATACTTCGACTTTAATGTCACCACTAAACTCATATACCTTAAATCCTTGACGTTCTAATTGAGCTTGAGGTGTATGATTATGAACACATCTGGAAATCATTTTATAAAGTTTGAATTCTGGATAACGCTCAACCCCGTTGTTTTTATATAATAGATTTACTCCTTTATCATCAAGACACCACTCATATATCAATTGTTTTACTGGATCACTGTGATCTATTTTTTTAATATCATCTATAACGTAATCAAAAATTGAACATGCTAATCTACATAAATCAAAACTAAAGTTGGGTTCCAATCTTGGTTTTTGCTCATTAAAGTATGGTTCAGTATTGTATTGGGTTGCTGCGTCTCCTCCCAATTGATAACTATCGCTACAAAAGATCTTTCCATTGAACTTATAAATACTTCTACCAAAGTCGATTATTTTAAATATTCTCCCAAATGTAGGTACTCTATAGTTCTTCTTCTTATAACGGTAATAAATATACTTTTTGTCAGTAGAATTATACATTACATTGTTTGTATGAAGATCATTGTGCGTAAATGAAAACGTTTTTTGATATGTAATTAAAATCATAATTATTTGCATAAATGCTGAATACCATTCTTCAGGCTTCAATTCGTTTGATAGAATAAGATTATCAAAAGTATCCTCACAACATTCCATACAAATCAATTGAATTGGAAATTTTGGTATTGTAACTTCGACATTATCGTCAACACTTGATTCATCGTCTGTGCCCCAATCATTTGAATCATCATCTTGGTTTTCATCATTGGTGTCATTGGTGTCATTAGTGTCATTGTTGTCGTCTAACTCATCACATTCATCGTCCGTATGAGACGAGTTAGAGGAACATGATGAATTACTTCGTAGTGTTGTGACCTTATCATCCTTATTATTTCCATATAATGCATCAATTGTAATTTCATTTAATTCTGATATAGTATCTGGTACAACATCAGGGGTGTCGTTTGTGTCATTGAACAAATCATCAAATGTTTCAAAAGAGTTTAATGATATGTTCAATTCCGGACTCGAGTCATATTCGATTTTTATAGGTTTTAGTTTTTTTTCTTCAGGTTTAAATAAATGATCATAATCATCAACTGTATACAATATGTTTTTATGTTTGTTAAAAAACTCGGAATCATTCAAATAATCTATATCATCAAAAATATTTAATTTGAAATCATTTTTTAGTGCTAGAAATGACCCGTAATAGTCAACACCATTTATAAATTTATATTCATGTATAAGAGAATTTGTCAAGAATAAAAACAAACCATCTACATATGCAGAATTATTCATGTCCAGAAACTTTGAATGAGTGTCAGCATTTGTTGAATTAAGAGTTGGTAAATTAAATAAATTTGGATCCTTTACATTATATTTGCCAACCAAATATTTATAAGGATCTAGTAATGGCGCCATTTTAAAAAATATCTCTCTTTCCTTAACTTTTTGGTTCTGGATATTTTTTATATGACAATTATATGTGTTTTCATCTTCTTTACAATCTACACTTGAAATATACCATTTGTGATTCAAATTAATACTATTATAGTTAGTTTCATTCAATGCTAGAAATCTATTATAAATTGGTATATAGTTTTGTGTTTTAGATAAAAATAAAGAATCAGGTTCTTCTAAACGTTTGAAAAGTTCAGAATTTTTTCTTTTTTGATAATTAACAACAATCACCATTAGCTATTCAATATATATATTCTACGTCCTTTTAACTAATATACTAAAATAGAATGCGTAAAATAAATAAATTTATATTTATGTGATTTAATAAGGATGGCATCATTAGAATTAAAAAAATTTGACATGAAGAATATCAGTTTTAAACCAAATGAAGCTAAAGGGCCGGTCGTCGTCCTCATCGGTCGTCGTGACACAGGTAAGAGTTTCTTAGTTAGAGATTTGCTTTACTATCATCAAGAGATCCCAATCGGTACCGTTATATCTGGAACAGAAGAAGGAAACGGGTTTTACGGCAAGATGGTTCCTAAATTGTTCATTCACAATGAATATAATACGGCAATCATTGAGAACATATTAAAGAGACAGAAAACAGTCCTGAAACAAATCAAAAAGGAGATGGAAACATATAAGCGAAGCACCATTGACCCACGAGCATTTGTTATTTTGGATGATTGCCTTTACGATGATTCATGGTCGAGAGACAAAATGATGCGTTTACTTTTCATGAATGGTCGTCACTGGAAGATAATGCTGATCATAACTATGCAATACCCATTGGGTGTTCCACCTGTATTAAGGACTAACATTGATTACGTTTTTATTTTAAGAGAGCCCTACATAGCAAATCGAAAGCGCATATACGACAACTACGCAGGAATGTTCCCCACATTTGAGTCCTTTTGTCAGGTCATGGACCAATGCACAGAGAATTATGAGTGTCTAGTGATAAATAACAACTCAAAATCGAACAAATTACAAGATCAGGTGTTCTGGTATAAGGCAGATAACCATAATGACTTCAAATTAGGGTCAAAAGAGTTCTGGGAATTGTCGAAAGGGTTCAACTCAGACGACGAAGATGAAAAATATGACCCTGGAAATGTTAAAAAACGAGGCGCTGGACCCAAAATTAGTGTGAAAAAGGCTACAAAGTGGTAATTCACTTTTTTACAGCGAATATTATGAAAAAATGAGCAAAATGTGAGACGGATATGCTGACATAATCTTGCTCACTCTTGAAAGTGAGCAAGATTTAAATAAAAGTCTACCAAATTCATAAAATATTTGTTGTTGATAACGAAAACAATATCAAGTTAATACTACTTAAAGATATCTATATATAGTAGATTATAATGGACGCATCATTAAACATCGTTGAACTCATAGAGAATAACCCGATAACCAAGTTATCTAGCTCATATAATGGTAAATTACTTACAAAAATTCAAGAGTGTTTCACCGATTTTGAACAACAATTGTTTGTTTCAAGTTTTTATTGTTATTTAAATTGCGACCAAAAGAATGATTTTGTGATTGATTTAGATAATGTTTGGAAATGGTTAGGTTTTAGCCAGAAAGCAAGAGCAAGAGAGTTATTAGAAAAAATTTTTATACTTAATAAGGACTATAAAAAGTTGCTTTCTTTGGAAGGAAAGCAAGATAAAAAACTTGCTTCGCCAGCAGGCGAAGCAAAAAAAACACATGGGGGGCACAACAAAGAAATTTTTATGTTAACTGTAAAGACCTTCAAATCACTTTGCTTGAAGGCAGGAACAAAAAAAGCGGATGAAATCCACGATTATTATTTGAAAATGGAAGAGATTATTCACAAAGTAGTCCAAGAAGAAAGCGACGAATTGAGATTACAATTAGAACAAAAAGACAAACAATTAGACCAAACCAAGACCGAATTAGAACAAGCCAAAAACGAAATCATTCAAGTTGAGGGAACTGCCGAACAAACCAAACGAAAAGCCGTTGAGCTTTCGATTATACAACAATTCCCTGTAAATGTGAATTGTATTTATTTTGGAACAATAGACAACAAAACAGACGATGGCTTCGAAACGCTAATCAAGTTTGGTAAGACGAACGATTTGAGGACAAGAGTGTATAATCATAGAGGTGAATACGATAATTTTATATTGGTCAATGCCTTCAAAGTTCATAACAGCACTCACATTGAAAATTTAATCAAAAGTAACAAGAAAATTAAGAAACAACTCCGTAAAATTAAGGTTAACGAAAAACAACACATTGAAATTCTTGCGTATGACGACAATACATTCACAATTGATAATTTAACACATCATATTAAGCAAATTCTTATACAGTATAGTTATGAGAATTTCGAGTTAGTATTAGAAGAGAAAGGGAAATTAGAGGTTGAAATGAATATGATGAGAGAAAAAATTGAAGCGTTGGAGAAATCAAATCTAACCAAATCCTTACTGATCGAAGAACTGAAAACAACAACTGATGAACAACAGAAACAGATCAATCTTTTTAAGCAGGAACATCAAGCGCCTGTTCTGGAAAAGGACGAACAAACCAAACGTTTCGATGAATTCATTGATTCGTGTTGTATAGTTCACAATGATGTGGAAGAGTCGTCTACTATTATGGAAGGGCAATTCCGGATCTGGAACAGAACTAAACCGTCCAAGGAGACATTTCATTTGTTCAAACAATATCTAGACACGAGATTTAGACCGAAGCGATTACAAAAACAAGATAAGAATCAAATTGTACATGGTTATGCTGGTGTAAAATTACTACCGATCGAATACAAACGAGTGAACGATATTTCGTGTGATGTTGAAACATTCCTATTTCAAGTGTGTCGTTTTTCGCCTTGTGGTAAAATACTAAACTCAACATTGCTGAACGAGTACCAACGATGGAAGAAAAAGTTAAATAAAGAGATTAAGACAGATGATATGAGAGAAATCAAGGACTATTTAAATTCTTCGTTATTTACCCAAAAAGGAACAGTTTGGGTAAATAATTCAACTAATGAGGGTTATTATGGATTATCACTTCGTGAAGACGATGAATATGAGCATAAAATTACATCAAGCACAGGAAAAAAGGTCAATAAAGTATGTATGACAACAAACCAAATCATAAATTCATGGGACACAATAATAAAGGCCGCAACAAACGAGAATATGTCGGCAGCAAAAATGAGTCGAAGTATCAAAAATAAAACAGAGAATAACGGATTTTTTTATTCAACTTCGTAAACGTTTCGTGTTTCTTCGTTTATTTTTGCGGATTGTCTGTTTCTTTTTCTTTTTCTTGGAGTTTTTCCTTTTGGATCCGCCTTGTCGACGATATCTTAATTTAAGCATTTCAGTTATAGTGAACAATTTGTTAATAGTATTCGCATCGATGTCTTCAATTTTGTTTTGGGATTCCGCACGAAAGTTGTCTATTGCTAATTCCAACGCTATTTTGCGGATATTAGGTGTAATTTTATTTGTATCAAGAATTGCTTGAACTATTAAAGGTTCTTGTATTGGGTAATCAACCGCTAAAATAAGTGCCCTACCCCCATATTCAGTTACTTCGTCGGGATGAAATTTAATTCTTTGGAGTATTCGATATAATATATCTTCGTTTACTCGGCTGTAATCTGAGACATTACGTTGTTCGTGAACAGCTTCATCCATTAATCTAATTAGAGGGTTATCCTCTTCTCTCATAATTTCGTCATCGCTCATTCTCTCATCATCTCTCATAAAATCATATTCACTCATAATTATATAATATATTTATATAATTATATTTGATTTTATTGGATAATTATTCGGTAATTAAAATATGTAATTGGTTACGCATCATAATTGGAAAAACATTCCGCATTATCACTGTAACCTGCTATTTGTTTACCAATTCTATTAGTAAAACAAAACCAATTATCTGTTAGTTGAAAACGTTTCCATACTTGATCGTTACAATAAATCCAATGTTGTTTCGTTTCGTTTAATAACGGCATCGCCCATTCATACAATTCAATTAGTTTGTCATAATAGTGTTTATTGATTAGATATCCAGACGCTGTTTGACCTTCTTTAACTCTAGTTAAAAAATCATATTTAGTGCCTTCAAATTGAAATAATCTATAGGATAACATCAAAACATCATAATCTATTTTTAATTTGAAAAAATCATCCAATTGTTTTTCAAATTCCTCTTTTGAAACTAAAAATGTAAAATCGTCTTCCAATATAAGTACATTTTCGTAATTGTTTTCCTTTGCCATTTTTATAACATTCAAATGAGACAATCCACAACCATGTATACCAAACCCTTTGGTTTCAATAGCCTCATATCTCTCATATTTTAAATCAAATGAGTTTAGTTCTTTTTCTATATGTTCTTTTCTATCACTCCTTTTATTTAAATTTATGTAATATATTTTGTTAATATTGTGTGACATAATAAATAAAATGTAATATCTTTAATATTTTATTTACAGGATGTATTGTATTCAAATTTTACTTTTTCTTTGCAAATGGTCCACTGAGTAATTCACTTTGTCCATTATCTGTTTTACCAACTACTATATTATCACCTTCGAATAACTCCATTCGAATATCAGCAGCAGACATACCGTCCTTTGTGTCAATATTATTTACACCAATCAAATTGCCTTGCTCGTCTATTGATTGTGTCAAAGTGTTACCAGATTTCTCTGCATTTTTAATGTTCTCTTCAATCGCCTTTTGTTTACTCTCCTTTACACGTTGTTCGAAAGCGTTCTTTGCATTTGCTTCATTCTTGTTCTTCTCAAGCATTAATTGATTCAACTCCTCTTCCATGTACTCTACACGACTAGTCTTGTAAGCTTCAGGATCCCAAGGCATCCACATTCCTACAGGTCCTACAAAAACGTCATGGTTTGGATCTATTTCACGTAACATCTTACACCTCAATTCGGCCTCTTCCATTGTAGGGTAAGAACCACGAATTTTAAGTCCTCGAACGCATGTTTGAAAGTTACAAGCAATTCCAAATGACTTGTCAAGCTCCTCTTCATTATTATCAATAAAGGTCTTGTATTCATCGGCCATACTTGTGTTAGACAAATTTTCTCTTTCCTCTTTGACGAAATCCTTAAAATCATTGGAAATATCGTCGAAAGATACATTGTATTTAAATGACATAAAATTCAAAAACTGTACGAATTTTTCCATTGACTTATTAAATTCCCATTTCTTTAGGAACTCTTCGAAAAAAAACAATTCTTTTTGTTTCAATATTTTTTCAGGGGATACAAATGAAACACATACAAATTTTTGACCTGCTATAGACTTGTCTTCTTCTAACAAATCCACGTATTTGGAGTTAACTTTTCCATCGACGGTTTTTCTCTCAAACCCTTGTTTCTTAGTTCCCTTTTCTTTAGAGCGACTCATTTAATTAGTTTAGCTACTTTATTTTAAGTTTTTTATCGCACATATATATTTTTTTCTTTTTATTTAATATAATGAATAGTTTAATAAATGTTGCCGAACTTGTTAGAAGAATCATTAAGTACCTTGTCGAGGGTTTAATGGTTGCTATAGCCGCTTATGCCATTCCTAAACGTTCCTTGAATATTGAGGAAATCGTATTGATTGCGTTAACCGCCGCCGCAACCTTTAGTATTTTGGACACATATGTTCCTAGTATGGGAGTCACTGCAAGATCCGGAGCTGGTTTTGGTATAGGTGCAAACCTTGTTAAATTTCCAGGCGGGTTCTAACCATATTACAGTGTCGTAGATTTATAAAATTATATTAGTATTTTAATTAATATAATTTTCAAAAATAAAATAATTTTCAAAGTAATAGTATCCTTGTAATATATGGAAAATAAACCAAACTACATTGAATTAGTACAGATTAGTAAACGCAATCTAAAAACTAATAAGATTAAACCAAAGAGTAAATCAAGCACAAGGTCTGGAAATACAAATTCTGATAAATATCTATGGCGTAATGGAACAGGTGGAAAGAGAATTAGTAGAAGGAAAATTAGTAGAAGGAGAATTGGTAGAAGACAAATAAAATCTAATAAAAAACGTAAATCAAAACGAAATACTAAACGAGGGGGGTATGTTGATGATCTTAATAGTGAGGACTTCAACGCTAATCTAGCATACGATCCAAAACAAAGAGGGGGGCAAAATATCGGTGCTGGTTGCCCAGACCCTAATTTTTCAATATATAATACAAGTCAGTTGAAACTGTTTCCATACAAACCTTAGTACGGGACACCCGTAAACCCGATTAGTACGGGACACCCGTAAACCCGATTAGTACGGGACACCCGTAAACCCGATTAGTACGGGACACCCGTAAACCCGATTGTATATTAGTAAGGAGCACAAGATTATATTGTAGGAAAAAACTCCCAATCAAGCTCTTCACATATTTGCTTCCAAATAGAGTCCTGCTCTATTCTTTTCTCTTGATCCTTTAATAATGGGAAATGCTGTAAATATTGATTCTCGCCAAGCAATTCACACAACTTATATGCTGTATAATAATAATTCAAAAAATTTACACGGTCATTAGGACAGAATTTAGAATATGGAGATTGTAATTCGACAAATAGGTTGCATAGTGTTTCTTCTAAATCTTGTGTCATGACCGGTGGTTTAATCCCTAACTTATCTTTAATAAATGGTATATGTTCGTAGTATTTATTATAACCAAGCTTTTTCAAAATCTCCTTAGTTTTATTGTTTGTTATTTGAGAAACAGAAATTCGTTCCTTTTTAATTTGTAACTTGATATTTTCAATAACATCCGGAGGGATTTGAGTTGTCTCCTTCCCTTGAAATTGAGCCAAAATCTCCTTGAAATGATTAATTCTCTTGTAAGCATAAAAGCAAACCTCCTTTGGCGGTTCTTTATAAGATGGTTTTTCATTTTCAATCAAATACGGTATACTTCTTGCACATGTATTACATATTAATACTCCCTCGTCCTCCAGAGGAGTTAGTTCACCTTTATTGCAGTATTTACAAATATTGGTTTGACATACAAAAGAATTCACATCTATAAACATATCATCCACATTACTCAAATACTGTTGAACTATATTTCTGTTTTTGGTTTCATCTACAGTATCATTTATTGTATCATCCTTTATTTTAAAGAACGTGTTGAGTAATTGATTTTTATTTGTATTTACTTGGGCACCGGTTGATATATTCTTTTTATTTTCAAAATAATCAAAAATATGTTTTGAATTGTCCAGAAAATATTCCTTTTTCTTGTTTTTACAATCCTTAATTAATTTTTTTATATCCTCTAATCGATCTTGTATTTCGAGTTTTCGTTCAATAGACAATTGTTTTTGAGGATGATCTAATTGTTTTTGTAACTCTAATCTTTCATTTTTTAGATCTGGAATTATATTGTTCTCATCTTTAGTAAATTCATTCAAAAACTCCATATGTTTGCTATCAAGGGTTGTAGCATTTTTTTTATTGTATTTGAACTTTTTATTTGTTTTTGGTTTAAATGACGGCATTTAAATATTATAAGGTTTCTTATTTATATACTTTTTTAGAAAAAGTATAGCAAAAATATACTTTTTATACTTTTAGAAAAAGTGGATTTTCTCAAAGGTTGTTTTGCTCCACTTTTTCTAAAAGTGGAAAAAGTGGAAAAAAGTGGATTTTCTCAAAGGTTGTTTTGCTCCACTTTTTCTAAAAGTGGAAAAAGTGGAAAAAGTGTATTTCTAAAGGTTATTGCAGTTAAAATACAATAATACTTTTCTTAATTTTTATTAGATGGACTTCAAAATAAAATTGGATGACTATTTAGAAAATGATAATTTAAAAATAGACACCATACAATTTCAAAAAATGACACTGTTATTCAATGCTATCGAGGACGGGTGGTCAATAAAAAAACGAAATGACTCTTATGTCTTCACAAAAAATCACGAGGGTAAAAAGGAAATTTTACATGATGATTATTTGATTTCTTTCATGAAACATAACTTAAATGTAAAAAAAATACTATGAAATCATCAAATTTTATTTTGAATCTATTTCAAAATGAACTAAATATTTTTCATTCCAAAAAATCACTATATTCCTCATTTTTACAAATATACACATTTTTTATTTCTTTCTCTCCTATACATTTTTTTAGATGTTCAAAATCAAACGATTCGTCTGCAACATCTTTTTGTAATACCCGAATCACCGAATATCCGTTTTCATTTGCACATTTCATTTTATACAAATCTTGTTGGTGTTGAAGTTCAGGAGATCGCCAATTCGCAACTTGACTGAAATGTTGTGGGCCGTCCATTTCTACAATCTTCTTGTTTTCTTCAATGACAAAATCAAATGGAAGACATCTCTTTTGTTTACACCATTCTGCCTTGAATTGTCGTTGAACCGACGGACATAATTCCTGTAATTTCACAAAGAACTTATACTCTGTTTTGTTGACACAACTGGGACACCCATCTCCCCATAAATGTCTTGTTGGGATTTGGTTAAATGACCCGTGTTCTTTACAAATTATGTTAATTTGTTCTCGATTGTTTTTGTATTTCACTTGCGAGTAATCATATTTATCACTGTGTACTGTAATTGCTTTATCTATAAATTCACTATTTGTGAGTGTAACATTATTCGCACATTTAGGACAACCACATTTTCTATTTAGATGAAAGTCTGGTATCTGTTCAAATTCTCCATGTTCTTTACACAGAATTGTAATTTTTGTATCAGCATTCACGTAGTTGACTTTTGAATAATCATATTTACTTTCGTGTATTATATTTGCTCTTTCTACAAAACTTTCGGTGCTCATCTTTAGATTTTTAGCACATTTTTGACAATTGAAATTGCTCAAATGATTTGTGGGTGTTTGTTCAAATTCGCCATGATATTCACATAGTATTATAACTTTTGTTTTCGCATTTATATAAGTTACTTTAGAATAATCATATCTGTTTCCGTGAAGTTGCCTAGCTTTTTCAACAAAACGATCGTTTTTAGTTAATTCCATATTGATATACCATAACAAAATATCCATATATCAATTTTATTTTATAAGTTACAATACATTAATATATAATTTAATTGCAATTAAATTATTTTTTTAAAAATTTTTTTCTTTAGCAAGTATATAATAAAATGGGAGGAGGTCTTATGCAATTGGTCGCTTATGGCGCACAGGATGTTTACCTTACTGGTAACCCACAGATAACTTTTTGGAAAGTGACCTATCGCAGGTACACTAACTTTGCGATTGAGTCTATTGAGCAGACTTTTAACGGACAAGCCGATTTCGGTCGTCGTGTCCAATGCGTGATTAGCAGAAACGGAGATCTTGCTTACCGCACCTATCTCCAGGTTACTCTTCCTGAGATTAACCAACTTATGGGACTTGGAAACTATTCAACTGGACAGAACACTGGTGTTTATGCCCGTTGGTTGGACTTCCCTGGAGAGCAACTTGTTGCCCAGGTTGAAGTTGAGATTGGAGGACAGAGAATCGATCGTCAATATGGTGACTGGATGCACATCTGGAACCAGCTTACGATGACCAGTGAGCAACAACGTGGATACTTCAAGATGATTGGAAACACCACCCAGCTCACCTTCATCACCGATCCCTCGTTCGCTGAGGTCGATGGACCATGCGACTCCTTGGCTCCTCGTCAAGTTTGCGCACCCAGAAATGCTCTTCCTGAAACTACTCTTTACGTTCCTCTTCAATTCTGGTTCTGCACCAACCCTGGACTTGCTCTTCCGTTGATTGCTCTCCAATACCACGAGGTCAAGATCAATCTTGATATTAGACCTATTGATGAGTGCTTGTGGGCTGTTACTACCTTGAACTGCAATGAGAATCCTTATGCTGGTCAGTCTGGACAATCCACAATTGGACGCCCTGTTCCTGCTACCATTGCTTACAATCAATCGCTTGTTGCCGCTTCTCTCTACGTCGACTATGTCTTTTTAGACACTGATGAGCGAAGAAGAATGGCCCAGAACCCGCATGAGTATTTGATCACTCAGCTCCAATTCACTGGAGATGAGTCTGTTGGATCTTCCTCCAACAAGATCAAGCTTAATTTCAATCACCCTGTTAAGGAGCTCATTTGGGTCGTTCAACCCGATCAAAATGTCGATTATTGCTCGTCTTTGACTTGCGATGCTCTTCTCTTCAAGGTCCTTGGAGCTCAACCCTTCAACTACACTGATGCTATTGACGCACTTCCCAATGCTATCCATGCTTTTGGCGGACCTGCTGCTATTGCTGCTGACAAGTACGCTTACATTGATGCTAACGGTCTCTTCCATGATGCCGGAGCTGTTGATGTTCGTGCTGGAGAAGGATTCACTGGATACTGGCACGGACCATCTAACCCATACAATGAGGTTAACATGGGTGGGCCAGCTGTTCCTCTTCCTCCTGGAGTTACTGCTGCTGACATTGCACCTCTCATTCAAGACTCTGGACCACACAACGACAATTCCGCCGTCTCTGATGCCGGAACATTCGTTCTCTCTGAGACATCTCTTGACATGCACTGCTGGGGACAGAACCCAGTCGTCACCGCTAAGCTCCAACTTAACGGACAAGATCGTTTCTCTGAGCGTGAAGGATCCTACTTCTCGTGGGTTCAGCCTTACCAGGCTCACACTCGCAGCCCTGATGAGGGTATCAATGTTTACTCGTTTGCTTTGAGGCCAGAGGAACATCAACCAAGCGGAACGTGCAACTTCTCTAGAATTGATAACGCAACACTTCAACTTGTCCTCTCAAATGCTACGGTTGAGGGAACAAAGACTGCCAAAGTCCGTGTTTACGCTACCAATTACAATGTGTTGAGAATTATGAGTGGTATGGGAGGGTTGGCGTACTCAAATTGAGCGGAATGGGTTGGGTTATCGTATTTATTTATATATTACTTATTATTAAAACTACTTAAATAGAACTATATTATATTAAATATAATATGGATGAATATAACCCGTTTTCTCTCAGTTATTATAAAAAAAATGAAACTGTTTTGTCGTCAGAATTGAAATGTAAATATTCAAATATGAAACCTATTTATTCAACAGACGAAATTTTATTGTGTGGGGTCATTGAATACAATAACAAAAAATATTTAGTTGACTTAAAGGATAAAGATAGAATTGTAAATTTCAATAAAAATTTTGTGTTTGCAAATGAAGCTGATATTTATCCATCATATTGTTATAATTATAAAAGATTTAGTTATTTAGATTTTGTATTTGGTTACAATCGAGAATCAGTGTGTTATGAATTTAAAAACCAAAACCAATTTGATTTACGTCGAAGTAATGTAATGATTTATCACTCATACAATAAAAATATTGTTGAAAAATACAATGTAATTGAATATATTGCAGGTCATTATATGACGATAGGTCAAGACGCAAATATAATGAAAAATCCTATATGGAAAATTAAAGAAAATGATAAAGAATATTTATTAATGTATTGTGAAAAGGATACAATTTGTAAACTTTGTATTGAAAGCTATCAAAAAATACTGGATTATGAAAAAAATGATAATTGTGGTAAAAAAATAACATGGTTTAAATTACAAAATGGCTATATTATGGGTAGTAGTGATTTATATATCCATCAAATAATTACTGGGTGTTATGGTAATGGCAAAGGAACTAAAAATATTAGCGTAGATCACATAGACCAAAATCCTTTGAATAATACATTAGAAAATTTGAGAATTGCTACAAGAAAAGAACAAGAACAAAACACAAAAGGTATTAAACCAGGAACAAAGAGAGAAAGAAAACAAAACGCAATACAACTGCCAGATGGAATAACTCAAGATATGACAAGAAAATATGTCGTGTATTATCATGAATGGTTAGATAAATCAAAAACAAGAGAAAGAGAATTTTTCAAAGTGGAAAAACACCCAAAACTTGATAAAATATGGTTTACATCAAAATCAAACAAGGTCACAATTCTGGATAAGTTAGCACAAGCGAACAAAGTTGTAGATGATTTAGAAAATGACATATATCCATTAAAAGAAGAACCAAAACTACCCAAATATGTGTCCTTGGTTGTAGCAAGAGAGAAACCACATTTGGTGTATGAAAAAAGAGTAACTGACAAACGGTTAAACGTAAAAATGGTATTGCCTGATGAGTACGATTTACACGAACAATTGATTATATTAAACGACAAAATTAAAGCAAAATACGAGGGTGAGAATATATTAGAAGATTAAGTTATTATCGTTTTCAAAAACGGTTAGGATTTAGCCAGAAAGCAAAGGCAAAAAGAATATTAGAACAACAATTTATTATTAATAATGATTTCAAAGTTTTGCTTTGCCCAAATGAAGAACAAACAAAATCGCTTTTGTTGCAACAAAAGCAATTAATCTATGTGAAAGGAGGTCATAATAATTTCATTTCGTTTGAAATGAAATTATGAATTGGAAAAATAATAAATTAAATATTTATATTTATAAATGAGAAAAATATTAAAAAAGCAAACACTCCTTAGTAAGAAGAAAACAATTAAAAAAAGGAAAACTATTACTAAGAGGAAAACATTAAAAAAAAGAAAATCTCTTACTAGGAGGTGTAAAAAAGGGGGTGAAAAAGATATTTGTGCGGTTTGTTTAGAAGATTTCACTAATCCAAATGATGATATAACTTTAAGTTGTGGTCATACATTTCACAAAGGCTGTATGGTTTCTACTTGTGAATCGAGTTTAGAAAAAACCGGTAAATGTGGATGCCCGTTGTGTAGAAAAGAACTTACGACTGGAGAAATGAATGGATTGGGATTTTTATCAACTCCCACATTTGACTCAACATTTGATCCTTCTTTGGGTATCATGGATAATAATCTTTCTTTGGATACCATGGAAAAATTTACAGTTTATGTAAATAATAAATTAAGAGTGCCTACAACGTCACCAATTGTATTAAGAAATGTATTAGATATTTTTATTGGTACAGATAACTTTCCTAGTGACCTTATTGGAAAAATAATGGTATTTGATTTACAACGAATATCAAGTAACTTAAACGGATATCGATTTATAGGACTCGTAGAAGACACACCTAGAGATAGAGGAAACAAAAAATATTTTGAATTTAAATTTAACGATGAAGATGAATACGAAAATATTCCTATGGAAGTAGTTCAAGTTTAGAGCAATGCGCATTTTAGTGAGATATTGAGTAGAGCTGAAACTTCGTGAAAAAGTGGATAAAAATGTTAAAGTAATGTATATGTTTCAGTTTTTGTATAAGTTTTTGGATTATAATCTAGGAGTGAATATGACATATGAAATCAAGTCATTTGTAGGCACATGTTCATATGCGCAATTACAAAGACTTCCAATACCCAACTATACAATTGAGGATTATGAATTAAAAATGGAGACATTGATGAAAAAAAAGAAGGAGCGGAAATATACAATGTAATGCTAGATTTTTTATTATTATACACCATTTAAGATTTCAAACCACACAAAATGTTAGGACCACCAATCCGGACGATCAAGATCATACTTTAATCGATCATTATATTCTTCTCTCATATCCTCATGATATTCCTCTGAATTATAGTAATTTTCTTCTTCTACTTGCAGTTGTAAATATTCTTTACACCTTTGATGAATTAAATCCGCACGCCTGCGGATTTATTTTTTCAAAGTGCTACCCATTCAATGGTATAAGTATTTCATAACTTTGTCAAAAATTATGAAAAAAATCTGTAAATAAAAATATATTTGAAGCTTACCATTACTTCGCTTTTTGGCTCCACCTTTATCCAGCGAAGCTTATGAAATGTGGATTCCGTATCTCGCAACGACCACCCCAAAAGGTCTCTTCTCATTAGATGATTGACATCTGTTTTCAATAATTATATAATCGTGGCTAGGGTTCGACATGCGGAACTCATGGTTCACATATATATCATCATCTTCGGTTTCAGGGCAAATATCCTTGAAATACTCGTGAGCTTCCGCAAAATCGGTAAAGACTTTGCTAACAGGAGTCCACATATCGCTAGGATAGCTGTTGCAGCCATATTCGGTAACAATGAATAGAAACATTTTTTGTGTATTACACAAAAATAAATTTTATTTCAATTTTTTTAAATTTTATAAAAAAAAATGAAATACATTTAATATAAATTTAATGTATTACAAAAAATAAAATGTCTTCAAATTCAGTTCAATTTCAAGTTAAATTAGCATACACTCATCATGTACGAATGTATGAGTTTCGACCAGATACTACTATGGAGTCATTAATTGAAATAATACAAAAAAGTGCATTTAATGTGTTTGATCCATTCATAGATCAAACATTATTTAATAAGGTTGAAGTGGTTGAATCTGGACAATATAACAATATCCATGGATTTAATCCTGAATTAGCACCTGCATTAGAACCGAGTGAAATTACAATTAGAGAAAAATATGAAGGCCGTTATAATCAAACAGCATTCTATATTAGGTGTTTACAAATATAAAATGTATACAAAATACGTTTTCATCACAATTATATTTGTATCAATATAATATATTTTTTTTTACGAATCCTTCATAATCAGGTGGTAAATATTCATTATGATATGCCGAAATCTTTGTAATAGAAATGTTATTGCGGTCAAATAAATCGTTAGATCCATTCATTCGAAGTTCAATTTTGGTCAAATCGGTAAATTCACTATTATTGAACTCTTGATGCGAAAAATTCATAATTTTATTCTGTATAAAATACTTGTCTCCGAAATAAGATAAATGCCATCCTCCCTTTTTTATCACGGGAGTATTGACCAACCATCTACAGTTTTGACAAGATAATGAATTTTGTGTGAATATACCAAATGAAACAATCTTTGGGAAGTGCCATTTATCTTGAAATTTCGAATTCAAATTGTAATAATATAAATCCATCTCTAATGTATTTACAGTGACAATAATTTCACCAGTTTTCACTTTTGAAAGTGTGATTGGGTCTGGGATTTCGTCCAAGTCTGTTATTGTTATAACGTCATGTACATCCAAATCCAATTTGTTTATCCCACGTTCAATGCAGTTCCTATGGAAATTTTCGTTTGCCCATTGTTGGTTTTTCGAACAGTCTATATTCGGATACTTGAATGGGAAATCTTCGACGATAATATGAATAATTTTGTTTTTGAATTTTGAAAATGAATCAGTGTTCTTGTTCAACTCATAAGTGCAAACTTTTTCTTTTCCTGTATGTGTATGTTTAGACTCAACTATAACAAACCAATCAACGATATGATCCAGAACATTTAAACGGTAATTTAACAAATCCAGCTCATTGTAAAACATGAAACAATCAATTATTTTCATTCTAATTAATTGTTTGGTATTTGCTTTTAACTTATTTGTTGTAGTATAGTATAATTAGAAATGAAATATTTATTACACCTTTCCTCACTCTCCGCTTATAACGCCAATCAATGGGATCGTTATAAGCGGAGCGGAGAGTGAGGAAAGTGCTCCACTTTGCGCATCTTCAATGTGTAAACTGTAATGTATTATATTTAAGAATTTATAGCCGGTGTACCAAGTTGAAATTAGTTATTCGAATGTTTTCAAATATTCAAACTGTCTAAATATTATAATTATATTTGTCTATTGTAAATACTATATCATCGTAACGATTTTTGTTTGGTCTTAAGTCATACACTTTAATAAATTGTTTTAATTCTTCTGGCACTTCCTTTCTGAGAATATCAATCCACTCCCAAGACTGAATATCTTCAATTATTAATATACCATCTTCTGTCATTATTTGTGAATATAAATTTATGAATTTTTTCATACTTTCTAAAGTATGCGGACCATCATCTAACATAAAATCACATTTTATATTTTTATTTAAGAAATTAGTAGTAAAAAAATCATTATTGTATGCATCAATTGATGTATGTAATATAATTTTTTCTTTATTTCTAATTCCGTGCCAAACATAGTTTATATCCATTATATCCAAACCATAAACGTTCGCATTTTTAAAAAAATCACTCCATAATTTTATACTTCCTCCAGCACATATTCCTACTTCTAATACATTTTTAGCATTGTCCTTTTTTCCTTCTAACAATTTTTGATAGAGCTGTAAATACGAATGTACTGTATTTTTATCAGTCCTTGAATCATCTACTATATCTAATAAATTCATTATATAAATTATAGTAAGTAAATTTTATATAATAAACGCAATAATTAAATGGTATAATTTACACATTTGAAGGTGCAAATCATTAAATGCAATATCAATGATTGTCTATATTTTTATTCAACACAAGCAACCTCTTGAAGTTTATATTCCTTATTTTCCCAACTATATTGTTTGCTATTAAACAATAAATTCATATTAATAATTTCAGGTTTTTCGGTATCTGAAGTAAATAGTTTTGTAATTTGTTGATCGTCCCTAAACCGCAATGTGTAGTTCTGCTGAATATTATTTCGCCCAACACGACCCATCGCCTGTATTAATTTCTCCTGTGTCAAATTGAGGTCCTTACTTATATATCCGTGACAGAACTGGTAATTTGTTCCATAGATATAATCACTCGACGCTATTATCATATATAGTTTTTGTTCATCCGCCAACTGTTTCATTATCTCGGTATATTTAATATTGTCATGATTTATGAAAACTCCAATACCCATCATAAGTAGCACTTTCCACGAATCTTCGATACCATTTAACAACATAATTTCGTTCACAATATTGTCTTCAATGTTGCTTGTAAACGCATTTGTAGTATTGAACTCCTCAGCCCATTTTGCTAGATGATGGTGTTTATTTGGAACAAATGTATCATTTAATGTAGCAGGTTTAATCATTGATCGAATTGACGTGATCTCATTTGTAATTTTTGCCATATCTCCTTTATTTACATGTTCATCTGCTGAATCTCTGTTGATTTTCTTAAAATCCTTAGTTGATTTATTGCGTCCTTGAATTTTAACTCCACCATTGACAGCAGAGACACTGTTCTTCATTGTTTTTTCGGCTTGTTCTTTAATAAATTCGAGATTATTTTCAAGATCATTTAGTTTCTCGTTTAACACGTTATTGTATTCAATCTTTTTCATTAATTCATCCATAACTATAGAAGGAATATTAGATTGTTGAATACAAAATTTCGCTATTTTTTCAATTTCATCCGTAATGAATATAGTTGGACCATCTGTTAACGTATGAGAGTCCTTTGTAGTTACGTAAACTCCAGCTGTTCCAGTATTATCACCGCTACTTTTTGGCATCTTATTGCCTTTTGTATCAATCTTGTTATTATATGGAATTATAGGAGTTCTTTTAAACGTGCTATGAATATTACTCCAAACATCAGGATTTAGATTCTTCAGCAATTTTACATAGTATATTTTGATATTCTTCATATTGATATCGTCCAAACTATCAAAATGTCTCTCTAGTATCATTTTATTATTTGAATAGTTATTTGTATTTATATACGTAATGAATTTAACAACCTCATTCAAATCAAAATATCGCAAAATAGTCAGATAATTTTCACAATGAGTTGCAATTTTGATAATTTCATCGTAATTGTCACTCAAATAATGAGGTAATACAACGTACCCATTTTTATTCACGATTGGTATTGATTTTTTACAGTCGTGACTTACTATGTTATGCACTTCGGCACCAATAAATTTATCTTTGAAATCA